AGCAGCGTCTTGCGCGGGTAGCCCATCCCGGAGCGGTCAAGCGCACGGAGGCCGAAACGCCGCGCCTCCGACTTCTCATCAGTACCGGTCGACGCGCCCTTAGCGCTGTAGTACGAGTCGCCGAGGTTGACGAAGATCGACCCGGACGGCTTGAGCACCCGCATCCACTCGCGTGTACAGCCGATCAAAGCGGCGATAAATTCGGCTGGCGTCTTCTCGGCGCCGATCTGGCCGATGAAGTGCTCCCGCCCGTCGTCGTCGGTGTAGGAGCGGAGGCCAAAGTATGGCGGCGAGGTGACGATCAGATCCACCGACGCATCGGGGAGCGTCAGTTCGCGAGCATCGCCGCGCATGATGATGGCGGTCACAGCTCTCCCTCGTAGTAGTTGCGTCCCTTATCGGTGTACGACTGGTAGCCCTCTGGATTGTTCCGCTCGATGGCGCATGCAACCCAACCGGTCGGCGGATAGGGGACGTGGCCGCCACGGGTGCCGTGGACGCACGCGGGCATGTCGTGCAGCGAGCGCGCGAAGTCGGCACGGCTGACATTGGGAGCCGGGGCAGAAGCGGCAGCGAGAAGGTCGGCAAGCACTTCGCACAGTTCCGCGTCCGCCATCTTGCGGAGGTAGGCGCCGATGCTGTCGGGGTGGTGCCGATCCTTGATCTCTTGAATCAACAAAGAAGCGTCATCCTCATCGAGGTCTAGGCGCTTGCAGACGTAGTCCAAGGTTGCCGTGCGGCCCGATGATGAATCTTTTTGTGTTTTCTTTTTAAGATCTTCTTCTTTGGGTGTCGTGGGTGACACCCCGTCCGACCCTGTGTGACACCCCGTCTCGCCTTCCATGTCACCCCGCGCAGTGACATCCATGTCACCCCGCGAGGTGTCATAGGTGTCACCCCGCCGGAGGTGCAGGGGGAGGTCGTAGATCGCCGGACGACGGTCGGCCGGAAACAGCTTCTCGACGATCCGGACGTCACCGGGCAGCAGAAGACCGAGTTGCCGCAGTTCGGCGAGATCTCGTTTCACCTGTCGCTCCGATTTCCGTGTGGCCGATGCGATCGTCGGAACGCTCGGGTAGGCGTTGCAACCTTCGTTGTTGGCGTGCCGCGCCACGGCGACGAGAGTCGACACGAGGGCGGCCGGGACCTTCGGCGCGTGATCTAGGACCCACGCCACGGCGTTCATGCCGAACCACTGCGGGCTCACATCACTCCGTTCGCGGAGGTCCGGTCGTGCTTGCTGACCCCAAGATCGGGCCTGCGATTGATGGTTGTCAGTGCCTGTCTAGATCCATTGACCTTGTGTATGTCACGTACACCGGGCTATGCTCCACGGTACCTAATACACGTCACGTATACAAGGTGAGATACTCGAAACTGATCAACGGATCGCCTATCCTCGCGGTGTGACATACACGAGGTTGGCCCAAACGCATGGCTGAGGGTGAGCTGCCCGTGTTGAGCACTGTTGAGGTCGGCAAGATCCTGGGCCAGGAGCGTCAGGACGGCAAAACCGGACCGCTTCCGGCGGCAACCGTGCGCCAGTACCTTGCCGACTCGCGCTCTGGCCGGCGCTTCAAGGGTCACGGATTCCCGGAGCCGAAGGGCAAGGTCGGCCGTAGCCCTGTCTGGCTACCCTCCCAAGAGCAGGAAATCCGGGAGTGGGCACGGACTCGCCTCGGCTCCGGCGCTCGTACCGATCTGACCCGCGACACGGACTAAGAAACCTCGTATACGTCATTGACACTAGGTTCACGACTGGGTAACCTCGTATATGTCAGATAGACGAGGACGCAGGGGAGCCGGACATGAAGGCAGTGCGGATCGGACGCAAGCGGGCCAGCAGTGGCCTCGCCGTCCACCTCGAAATCGACGGCCGCTCGTGCTCGACCCTCCGCCCGGTCACCGTCGAGATTGTCACCGAGACCGGCACTGTCCGCCGCTGCCGCTCCTGCTGGACCCCGGCCCGCACCGCTATCGCCCGGGTCCTCGTCGAGGCAGCCCGGACCGCGAACGCAAAGCGGACGGAATGCAACCACCGGATCGTCATGGACAAGATCGAGGTCGCCGCTCGCTTGGACGACCTGTTCGCCTGGTTCCTGACCGACGCCGAGAAGGCCCGCGACGCCGAACTGGTCGCCCGCTACCACGCTCCCGTCGAGGCCGTCGAGGTGTTCCCGGTGGCCTACTCCGGCGCGATCTTCAACCCGAAGCCGGTAGCAGTCCCGGTGGTTGTCGAAGACGACTTGCTCTCCCTGATCGACGACGCACCCGCCAAGCCGGTCAAGCAACTGTCCCGGCTCGGTGCACTGGCTATCGCACTCGGCGGATCACCGCAGGGTGCCGCGAAAGCCAGGGTCGCTGCTCGACTCGCAGCACGTAACTACCAGCCGAAGGCGGCCTGACATGCCCTGTGACCGTTGCGGTGGAACTGGCCGCTTCCCGTCCAGCCGTTTCGACGGTGTCTGCCTCAAGTGCGGTGGCTCACGGGAGATCGCGGACCGCCGGGCTCGGAAGCCTCGCGTTGTCAGCGTGGTCTCGCCGGAGCCGATCGTAACGCAGGCCGAGATCGACGAGGCCAGCGCTTTCCTCATGTCCTGGATGGGCTGACGTGTCGTCTGCCCCAACCTTTCACCCGCAGCCTGAAGGGTCAGAAGCCATGAACACCACAACCGACATGCCGCTCGACACCATCGACGACGCCCACGGCGACGCGATCGACATGGAGTGCGAGCGGGCGCACGACGCGTTCATGAACGTCGGCGTAGATGCCGATGACGCCACCTTCCTTGCCGCGCGAGCAGAGGCTGAGCGGGCGGACCGTCAGCAGCTGCGGGCGTTCCGGATGTGGGTAAACCAGGACTACGTCGGCAGGGACTACGACGAGGCGATCATCGAGGACTCTGCCCGGCGGGTGGCCGATCTGCTCTCCGGTGAGGTTGAACCCGAGTACTTCGACGACGGCATGATCGAGTTGTTCATCTCCGGTGCCACCGAGCCGTGTCCACAGTGTGGCGAGCTGGTGTTGAAGGGCTGCGGACGACACCTCGCGACGAAGCACGCCGGGGCAGTCGCCGCCACATGATCTCCGTCCGGGAGCGGCCATATGGGGGTGGGGCAGCTTCCGGACGGGCTTTACCAGAACACCTATGAACCGAGGAGAACGACATGGCTACGCGAACGGTCTACCTGACCACCACAGCCTCGCTGTCGGTGGAGGTTGAGGTCGACGACGACCTCGACGAATACGAAGCGGGCGAGGACGCGATCGAGAAGGCGTTGGAGAAGGCGCCCAAGGAGGTCTGCGCCTCGTGCAGCGGCTGGGGCAAGAAGTGGAGTTTCGACCTCGGCCCGTGGGACGTCCTGGAGGACGAGAAGCCGGTCTGACTCGCGTTCCGTGCAGACCGGTTGCCTCGGTACCCGGTTTGACGCGGTAGCAAGTCGGAACCACACCAACGAAGGGAACGCCGTGTACCAGTACCACCGCACCGAACCGGGTCTGTGGACCGTCTACGACACCGACGTCGAGAACACGGTCAGCGACCACGGCAGCGAGGCTGAGGCCCGCGACGAGGCGATCCGGCTCAACGGCGGAACGCCTGCGAGCGACATCGACGACCACGACGAGCGAATCGAGGCTCTGGAGGAAGAGGTGAAGGCTCTTCGCCTGCGCCTGGACGTGGTCATCCAGGCGAACGACAAGTTCGAGAAGTGGTTCGAGATCCTGTCGGCCCGCATCGACGAGATGCCGTCAGCGGTCTGACCTGTTCGTCGGGCACCGGGCAGAGATGTCCGGCGCCGGACGTGTTGGCCAGAACCAAACCGAAGGAGACGTGGAATGAGCGAGGAACAGATCGCAGTCGGGCACCTGGACTGGTGGAGCATCGGCTCACCGATCCGGTTCATAGCGGACGCCGACGACCCGACGCTTCCGGGCGGTCGCGAGGTCGGTGGCACGCTCGCCGGCGTCAGCTTCGACCGCGACGGCGCGCTCTTGAAGATCTACCAGGACGGTCCGGGCGACGAGTCGGAGTGGCCGCTGGACGTGTCGACGTATGTGGTGATCGGCCAGCAGTCGATGCACGACGTTGACTACGGTCCGGCGCGAATCGATCTGCGGCGGACCGAGGTTCACCGCTGTGACCACGACTGCCCGCCAGTCGGTGTAGCCGGAGCGGTTCCGACCGGTGAGGTCTGCACGGGGGTGACCTCGTGAAGCTGCGACGCTGCACCTTCTGCCGAGGTGCCCGCTACCTCGACTGCCACCTCTGCGACGGCACCGGGACCGACTGCCCGCTGTGTGTAGGCGGCAAGGCGCCGTGCGGCTGCGCGAAGGACGTCCAGGACGGCAACCACGCCTACGCCAAGTACGCGGTGTCGCGCCTCGGGGTCATCTGGTCCGGGGCGCACTGGCGGTGCAGGCGTATCCACGTCGCCGTCGACCGGGCTGCCGACGTCCTGGCGGGTTCAACTGACCGGCGGGCAACGCTGGGCATCATCGTCGGCACGCATGTCGCAGGACGGCACGTCTGGTATCCGCACGACGCCGCCGAACTGGTGGCAGCCGGTCTGATCGCCGACGACGGGCCGGTGACGCCATGCCCGGTTCGACGCTGGTATCGGCTGGTCGGCAACCCACGTCTACTCCCGTACCCGGAAGGCCGGGTAGTCCCGGCAGAGAAGAGCACCCGATGAGCGGCCAGGTAGAGGTCCGGCTGCACGGGGTCAGGGCCGGTCACATCGGCTCCGACCGGATCGTCATGCCGACCGCGATGGCCGACGACCTGGAGCGCTGGTTCAACGACCCGTCACGGGCCGACAGTCCGGCATACGTCACCCCCGCAGACGGCGGCGCCGAACTGGTGCTGAACCGGTCCGACTACTACGAATTTTCGCGACGGGCAGCCCGATGACCGGCGCGTCCCAACATCACCTGAGGGAGAACTGACATGGGCAAGAAGGTCAACAACGGCACGATCATCTACTCGCCAGGCAGCCATTTCGGCACCGGGAACGTCACCAACACGACGGTCGTTAACGGCAAGGTCACGAAGACCGAGACCAAGAAGAGCGGGAAGGACAAGAAGTGACCGTCACCGAAGACACCGTGCACGACACCGCCAGCATGGTCGTGTTCGACGGCAACTGGAACGACCCGCACGTCCTGCTGATCTTCCACAAGGCCGAGCAGCGCTGGCAGTTCCCCGGCGGCCACGTCGATCCGGGCGAGACGCCGCTCGACGCCGCGATCCGGGAAGTCCGTGAGGAGACCGGGGTGATCGTCACCGCGTGGTCCGGGCATTTCCGTGGCGTCGCCCTACCGGACGGCGCGGTCGAGGAAGCGGCACCGCTGCACCTCGTCACCTATGCCGCGCCGCCGAAGCCGGACCGGCCCGGGAAGCCGGCCGAACCCGCCCACCGCCACCGCGACTCGCTGTTCGCCGGGATCGCCGACGCCGGGCCGCTGAACGCCGAACTGGCCGAGGTGGAAGGGGCGCGCTGGGTGCGGCTCCTCGACCTCGACGCAGACGGCATCCGCGTCGAGGTTCCCGGGATTGCCAGGGCCGCGTACGCACAGGTGGTTGAAGGAGTCCTGCCACGGCGGCCGTACGGCACCCCCGGTGTGATGGCGGCGGGGGTCGGGCGGTGAGCATCCTCGACCCCGACGAGCGTGAGCAGCAACTCGCCGCCGTCGTTGCCGGACGGATCCGGAAAGCAGCGGCGGACATGCGTGTCCTCTGCGCCCAGCTGGAGCGGCGCGCCGACCAGGTGTCAACGGTCGGTGGCGGGCGGAATTTCAGCTACACGATCCTCGTCGCCAGCATCCAGCACGACATCCGGGACGCATTTTTCACGGCCTGCCTCGACCAGCTCGTCCTGGCGGCGGGCGAGGCGGATCAGGTCCGTACGGCAAGGCTGGCCGTCGGCGTGGTGGCCGGCGACTACGCAGCGAAGGAGGCGTCGTCATGACGATCACAGCGGAGCGTCCGGTAGCCTTCCCGGCTATGACCGACGAGCCCAACGTCCTCGATCGAGCACGCGTTGCTCAGTTGATCGGCGTTCGGCCGGACACGATCACGATCTACATGCAGCAGTCCCGGCCCGGCGGACGATACGAGAAGACGCCGTTCCCGGCGCCGGATCCCGACCTGTCGATCGGCGGCTCGAAGGTGTGGCGCGCGTCCCGCAGGGACGAGATCCTGGCCTGGGCGCACGCCCGTCCCCGGCATGGCATTGGTGGCCGACCGCGCTCTGAGGGCTAACCACCCGTTTGCATGACGATCACATGTCTATTCGCGTCTGCCAGATTTAAAGGTCGAGCTGTATACTCGGCTCACAAGGTCGGCCCCCGAAGGTGGTTGCACACCAAGCGAGGGCCTAAGCCAACCCACCTGCCGTAAACAGGGAGTAGACCTAATGGTCAACGTTACCAAGCCAGGAGTCTCAGAGCCGACCGAGGTTGGCGCCATCCGTAGCGGCATCGACTGCTGTATCGACTGCGGCGCGATCGTCCGGAAGCTCCGCCAGGGCGTCTGCCCCGAATGCTTCGACCCACGTCTCCGGCGTCTCCGCTGGCTCATCCGCCGCGTGCTCGTCGCCGTCTGGTCGCACCGTCCGGTCGTCACCACCAACCGACGGTGGAAGGACGCGATCGGCATCGAGGCCGGGAAGGCGTACCGGCTCGGCCGAACCTCGCTCGAGGTGGCACCCGTCCCGGCCAGCCCGGAGGTTCGCCAGCACGCAGAGCGCGTCACCTCGACCGGCGCCCGGCTGGTAGCCGTCATCTAAATGAGCGAAGACCAGACGTGGGTCAGCGTCGCGGCGGTCGCGTGGGTGCTCGACAGGGCACCCGTCCCGACTGAGTTGGCGCTGACCCTCGTAGCCATCGCACGCCGCGCCGACGCCAACGGGCGCGGCGCCCGTCCGTCTGTCGCAACCGTGGCGAAGGCGACCGGCAAATCACCGGACCAGACGCAGCGCGACATCGGGAAGCTTCGCGCGCTCGGTCTGCTCGTGCTGGGCGATCAGAGCCTCGTGGCGCACCTGCCCGCCCGGAACCGTCCCGTGGTCTACGACATGCCGCTGACGCTCGTGGGCGACAAGCCTGCACGCGCGTCGAGGAACCCAACCGGCAAGGAGGGCGGCACCCGGTACGGCATCCATGCAGTATCGGAATCGGCCGACCGATCCGGCATGGATGCAGGGTCTAGCACCGGCATGGATGCGGTATCGCGATCCGGCATGGATGCCGTACAGAAGAAGACCTTGAAAAAGACTTCTGAAAAAGACTAAACTTCTCTCTCAAGCTTTGACCTTGACTCACTAGAAGAACCGCCCGAGGACTACGACGAGAGAGAGGATTTGCCTTTTCAAGATTCACAACCGGAAGAACCGAACCCGTCCTCGGTGCAACGCTCGTACCTACGGAAGTGCGGCATCGAGGACGAGACCCAACTTGCCGCCCTACCGTCGATCATCGAGCAGATGAACGACGTCAAAAGCCCGCGCGGATGGTGGTCCCACGCCTACGCCAACGGAACCCTGCCCGCCTGTATCGCCGACGCCAAGCCGTTCGTGTCCATGGCCGATATCTTCGGTGCCGGACCTTCGACCTCCAGCAGGAGCGACGTCTACGACGTCCCGTGGTGCACGAGTTGCGACGGCCGCAACACCCGGCGCGTCTACGTCGGCACCGGCCACGACCTACGCAGCAACCCGTGCCCGACGTGCAGCCCGTTCCGGCAGCGAGCCGAGCTGGCGTACGACGGCCGACGCGTCTCGACCGAGCGCGAGATGGACGCCTGGAACGCCAAGCCGTCAGGTCACAAGCCGTACCGCAATGAGCCGAACGCCGACTACACCGGAGACCTCGGAGCGCCGACCGGGCCGGAGAAGGACTACGGCGGCGACCTGTGACACGGAAACGGCCCACACCTCGAGGATGCGGGCCGTCCGTATGTACTCGCGCGAAACGCCGAACACAATTCGGTGGAGTGGCCAGACGCCTGACCGGAGCACGTCTGCCGGCTCAATCCTGGATTGGGTCGGCATCTTCCTTGGGCTCGATGCCCTGGCGGATCTTCCCGTACTCGGCAAGTAGTCGACGTACGTCCTCGGGATTGCACTCTCGCTGATTGCCCGGTGTGCGCCGGTAGCCGAGCTTGCCGGCATTGAGCCAGTTGCGGACCGTGAACCGGCTCTTGCCGAATAACTCGCCAACCTCACCGGGTAGCAGCCACTCGTCGGCGTCGAGGCGCGCGCGCAAGGTTGCGACGTCGTCTCGACGTGGACGGATCATCGCACCTGCCCTCCGGGTCACCTTGTTGCAGGTGATCGTAGCTACCGCGACGCCCATGGTCGATTACCCGTCAATCTATCGATAACTCAATATGTGCCAGACGTGCCGAGTGTGCCATCATGGTACCCATGCGCGCATGGATCACCACCCTCACGGGACCGCTCGAAACCGTTACGCCGGTCGGTTGGACCGCGATCGGTATCGCTGTGCTGCTGTTCGCGCTCTACGCGTGGATCAGCATCCGGCGCCGCCGATCCCTCGAGGCCGGGACATCCGTCGACAAAGCCGACCGTCTGCTGCTCTTCTTCGCGCTCGCGTTCGTCGCCGTCATCTTCGGCAGCTTCATGATCGGCACATTCGAAGGCAGCAGCGCGTTCGGCGTCGACAAACTCGGCTGGACGAACTGGCAGAAGGCCGTCCCGTGGGGATCACTCGACGCCGGATCCATCGGCTTCTCGCTCCTGGCAATCCGGGCCATCCGCAAGGAACGCTCACCGAAACCGGCACTGCGGGTCGTGTTCCTGACCGCCGGCATGTCCGCCACCATCCAGATGATGGAAGGCGGCAAGGAGCACCACTGGCAGGCGGGGCTGTTCCTCGCCTTCCTCGCCGGCGTATCCGCCTATGCGCTGCACATCGTCATCGACCAGTTGCGCAAGGTCGGCCACGTCGCCGTCGACATGCGGGTGCGGAAGTACCCGCCGTTCGGCATGCGCTGGCTGACCTCGCTGCCGTCGACACTCTGCGCCTGGCTCGCCTGGGTCAACTACCCGCCGCTGCGAATCACCCCGACCGTCGCGAACGCGCTCGTCCACCTCGACTCGGTACGGGCGGCGAAGCGGGCACGGATGGTGGAGCGGCCGATCTGGTGGATCGTCCAGCCGTGGCTCTACGCGAGCCGCACCGAACAGTCGCGAGCCGAACTGGTCGCGGAATCTGTTCGCCTGACCGAACAGGTCCGGGAGCGAACAGAATCTCTGTCCGCCGCGAACAGGGATCACGAACACCGCGAACAGGAACTCCGCGAACAGGCCGAGCGAGATCTGTCCGCAGCCGTACAGGCCGCGCGAACAGAGACCGAACAGTTCGTACGCGGACAGGCGGAACAGACGATCGCCGGACTGCGCGAACAGATCGAACGCCTGGAGGTTCGACGGGCACCAGATCCGCGTCCGCAGCGGACGGGACAGGTTCCTGTCCGACCAAAGGCCGAGGTCTCAGCTCTGATCGGCGACGAACAGATCGCCAAGGCCCTGTTCCGCGACTTCGCCGAACAGACCGAACAGGCCGCGCGGAACGGAACGCGAACACCCGGACGCGGATGGGTCGAACGCAACGGCGGATGCCACATGCGCCAGGCGCTCCGAGTGCTGGACATGCTGGAGAACAGGTTCGCCGAACAGAACAGAACCGGTCGCGAACAGGCGAGCGGACAGTTCGGTGAACCGAACAGCGAACAGTCCGGCGCCGACGATCCGGAGCGCGAACAGGTGGCGATCGCGCTGTGAGCATCCGAGCCTTCGCCTTCCTCCTCTTCGAGGTATGGCGTACACCGCGAAACCGCCGGCATGTTGTCCGGCTCTGCCTGGTCGCCTACCTCGAGGTGGCGGCCGTACAGCTTCGATCCAACCGCGAACTAGCAGCGAGGAGCACGAGATGACCAGCACAGCCATGGTCCGGCACGAACCGGGCCCACGTCCCGGCACCGACCTTGTTCCGGCCAATCCGCAGCGTGAGCGCCGCGCACGTCCGGCGTTCGTCGTGTTCTTCCTTCTCGCCATCGCCGCGATCGTGGTCATGGCCGCGATATCCCTCGTGTCGACCTTCACCTCCTGAACCTCTCCGACCAGCAGAAAGGCAGTGGCATGCCACTGGCATTTCACGAAATCCGGACCGTCAAACAGGGCCGCGACGTCCACCAGGCGCCGCCGTACCTGTACCGGATCGACATCGACGACCAGGCCGCCACCGCCGACCTCCTCGCCCGGCACATCTACGCCGTCGTCGACCGGGCCGGCGACGACCGCCGCAACGCCCACCTGTACGAACTGCGAGTCCACAAGGTAGACGGCCGCCAGCAGGGCTACGGCGAGCCGGTGTTCCGGTTCGCGCTCCCGGTGACACTGCCGTGACCGCCGCGACCAGCGTGAAGCTGAACCCGAGGGCCGCACGGTCGCTGCGCACACGTCAGGCGTTCCACCGGGACCTGATCGCGTCGGCGCCGACGTGGCGGATGCGCGCCGACCGGATCGCGGGCTGGATCACAGCCGAGGGCGTCCATCTCGGCGACGCCGACCGGGCCGAGATCGAACAGAAACTGACCGCGCTCGCATACGAGATGCACCGGCGGAACGGGGGAGAAGATGACCGGCCACAGTGACATGCCACCGGCCGATGCCACTGTATTGGCACACGTCGACAGGGCGCGGGCGCGTGTGCGCACGCGCGCGATCGTAGCGGGCGCCGGGGAGGGCGGCAAGATCCCTCGCGTTCTCGTGACCGCGGTCGCGGACGTCCGTGCCGACGCCTGCCGGTGGTGGCTCTACACGTCCCGGCCACCGTCGCTGAAAACCTGGAACCGGACGCTGAAGGTCGGCGCATCCCAAGTCCCCGGCGACAGCACCCTGCTGCGCCGAGCGTGGACCGTCGACAACCACACCACCGGACGCGTCTTCCGGTATGCCGCGACCGGGCTGCAGCTCGCCGCGGCCGGACTCGCCTGGCTCGCCTGCACGCCGGCACGCCGCTGGTTCGCACTCCTCATCGTCGCGGTCTTCACCGCGCCGATCGTCATCCACTCCCTCACCAGCTAGGAAGGATTCTCATGTGGGAGCGTTTCGGATCCCTCATCCTCTGTTCCGCGTTCCTGTACGCGGCCGTCAAAATCCACAAGTCGACGGGTAGGCACGGCAAGGTCACGAAGCCCACCGGGATCGTCCTGTCGTTCCTCGCCGGCCTCATGTTCCTGGTGACCGTCACCGGCGCCTGGGTCGCCGCGTTCGCCCGGAACACCGGCGTCCTGGGTGCCGTGATCCTCATCGCCGTCATCGTCATCCTCGGCGCCGACTGGCTCCACGACCGCAAGCCGGACCGCGGCGCGTTCTGGGCGGCGTTCGCGCTCGGATTCGCGATCGTCGTCGGCCTACCCCAGATGCCCGCCGTCGGCCACCAGATCAACCGTGGCGGGCAGATGGTCATGAGTTCCATGTCGTCCGGCCGGAAGTGACACCGTGATCCTCGGAGCCCTCGTCATCGCCGCGTTCATCATGGTCGTCCCGTCGTGGGCTGCGGACGGGATCGCAGCCGTGCGAGCGGCCTGGACCAACGACCAGAAGTACCTGCGGGAGGATCAGGAACGCCGCCGCGCCCGCACGCAGCGGATCGCTGACGCCTGGTCGCACCGGCGGGCGACCCGATCGCTGAACGCGGGCGGCGACGGCACCTACCGGGCCGGCATCGGCGCCTACATCGATGACCTCTACCACGGATTCTTCGAAGACCAGCTGGAGCGCTCGCAAGTCAAACGCGCCACCCGCGATCCGTACACCTACGACCCGGGGCGGCCCGGGTTCGCTGAGCGCTTCGCGAACCGAGTGGATGCCGTCATCGTCGGCCAGGCTGAACGGCTGCGACGCAAACGCGAAGGGTCGCTACCGGTCGAGGACTTCGACGACATCAAGCCGACTGCGAACCCGGTCGATACCGGGGAGGCGCCGCTCGTCCCCGTCGTGCGCCTGCGCATCGCCTGGCCGCCGGAACCATCCGACGACGATTCACCCTCACCCGAGCAGCCGGCTGCGGCTGCACCAACCGAAGGAGCACCAGCAGTGAGCACCGGAACCGTAGACGTGACGACCAACGAGGACGTCCGCAACAACGCGGCCGTAATCGCCGCAGCCGCGGCCAAGATGCAGGAGGGGCTCGCCATCTACGAGGCCGCCCGCGCGGAGGCACAGGCGGCGCAGGCGGCGACGGCCGACGCCATGTCGGGCGCAACCTTCGACGGCGGCGCCGTCGCGGCGACCGCTGATGTCGGCGACAGCCTCGACGTCGCGGCGATGTCGCACCTGGCCGAGGTCGCCGACAACGTCCATGCGGGTGCGCAGGCGATGTACCAGCACGTCGAGAAGTACCGCGACGCCGAGGACCTCGTCGCCCAGACCGGCGTCTCGCCGGAGACGCTTGCCGCGACCTCGTCCTGACCGATCACCGTCGGGCCGGATGGAAGGCCGGCCCGCGCAGTGAACGACCAGTACGCGCACAAATCCGACAGGAGCCTGATCGTGACCACGACCACCGAACGGCCCGACACGGGTACGCCGATCGCCGTACCCGCGGTGCGCAACCGGCGTCCGCTGCCCGATGGTGCGGTGAAGTGGTCGAAGCTCTACATGGACGACCGCGGCGCGCACGAGTCCCCGTTCGATGTCCCGGTCGACGCCAACGACCGGCGGACCGCTCACCTCCGGGTCACGTGCCCGAAGGCGCCGGAGTGCACCCGCGATGCGTGGGTTGAGCCGCACGGCGTCGTCATCTTCTGTCGCGACCATGGGGCACCGATGTCGGCCGAGCGGACGAAGCGCGATCCGGTGCTGCCATGGTCTGCCATGTGGCAGACGATCGAGAAGCCGCTGCGCCCGGCGTGGGTACTCGCTGCGGAGGCCGCGGCCGGGCTCGGGATGTTCGAGGGCGAGTTCACTCCGCTGGCCGCCGTGCTCGCCGGCGGTTGTGCGACCGGCGCGGCATACGCGGGCACCCGGATCTACCTGACGAAGCGCGCGGTCCGGCGCAGCAAAATCGAGAAGGGCCAGACGACCGGCCGGCACGTGGAGACGATCCGGCGGCGGTCGCGGACCGCAGGCTACATCGGGGCGATCGGCACCGCGTGGCTGACCGCCGCCACGACCGTGGATCCGGCGACCGTGCTGGGCCGGGTCGTGTGGGCGTCGCTGCCGATCGCGTGGGCGGTCAGCGCGGCGCCGTGGTGGCGCTACCTCGATGCCGACCGCAACCGGCCGGCGCCGGTGGTCGCGACGGCGCCCGTGCCGGTTGATGCCACGCCGAGCGACGATGCGATCGCCGCCGCCGATGCCGCGGCGAGCTGGACCGCTGACGTCGGGTTCGCCAACACCAGGCTCGACCCTGCCACGTGGCAGCGGACGGTTGCCGGGTGGCAGGCTGTCATCGTCGCCACCAAGAAGGGCGCCCTGGTCTCGCTCACCGACATCGAGCGGATGAAGTCGACGGTGGCGAAGATCGCCGCCGGGTATGGCGTGAAACGGGCCGCGATCACATGGATCAGTGAACACGACGACGACCCGAACCGGGCCCTGCTCCTCGTCCAGCCGAACAACCCGCTGAAGGACGGCCAGATCTGGGAAGGTCCGGACTCCGTCGACATGGAGAAGGGCCGGGCCGTTTCGGGCCGGCTGATCAACGGGGATCCGCTTTACGAGGTGCTGTTCAAGCCGGGTTGGGGCGCCCCGAACAGGGTCACCCTGGGCACGACCGGCGGAGGTAAAAGCGAGCGCATCAGACAGCGGCTGATCATCGAGCGCTGGGCGCACTACACGGATGCCGTCACCGGCGCCAAACAGGGCGCGTTCATGTCGTTCCTCCACGACCCGAAAGACATGGACTCCTACGGCGAGTTCGTTGGCGCGCTCCACGCCTACGGAACGACCCGCGACGACGCCCACATCATGGTCGACGCGTTCACTAGGGAAATGGACCGGCGGTTCGCGTTCAAACGGTCGATCACCTGGAGGGACAAGCGGCACGGCCGGGAGCGTTTCGGGTCGCTGCCGTGGGATCCGCGTGTTCACGGCCCGATCCTGTCGGCGATCTGGGACGAGTTCCACGAGATGGCAGGGGACAAGGAGTTCGTGACCAAGATCGAGCGCCTGGCCCGCAAGCAGCGCGCAGGCGGCATGACGCAGGAAGTCGCTTCGCACGGCGGGACGATCGGTGACATGGGGTCGCAGGTGCTCCGGGACCTCGGCGGCGGCATTACGACCCTGTTGCAGACGAAGAACGCGCTCAACGCTGCGCTCACTGCCGGCGGTGCGGCGGTCGGCGACCCGCGAACCCTACCGCGCGATCCGGGCATGTGCTTCGTGGTCGATGGCGAGACGCAGTCGGCGATGATGGCCCGCGGATCGTGGATCCCGTACGACGAGGAGACCCACGAGGTCACGCTGTACGACTACCTCTTCGACGAGCACAACCAGCCCATCGGATATCCGGCAGCGATTCCGCCGGAGACCGCCGAGGCATTCGGGAAGGAGTTCATGGAGTGGGCCGAGGCGGGCAAGAAGCCGGGTGGCCGGGACGCGAAAGCTATGCCGGGCGCGGCGTTCGTCCGGACGGCCGGTGCGCCTGCGGACGCGACCGCTGAGGCGGTGCTGCGGCGCATCCTATTCGACTCACCGAAGCCGCTGGCCCGTACGGAGATTGCCACGGACCGTCGCTGGACGTTCGGCGTGTCGACGATGACCAACGTTTTCCGCCGTGGCCAGGATGCAAAGCCGCCGTGGCTGATCCGCCGCCCCGAGGGCAAGGGCGCGTACGAGTTGACGCCTGCGGTGCGCGAGGAGATGGCCGGGACGGCAGACGAGGATTTCGAGGACCGGGCCGCGTGACGACGCAGACCACGGCACTGCCGATGTGGCGGCTCTACCGGTTCCGGGGCGTCGGCGAGTTGCTGTACGTCGGCCAAACCCGTCAGGTCGCGCTGGCGAGGCTGCAGCAGCACCTGGAATCGAAGTGGTGGTCGCCGCTGGCTACGTCGTGGACGGTGGACGCCGAGGTCTACTACTCGCTCGCGGACGTCTTGGCGGCCGAGGCGGAGGCGATCCGGCGGGAGCGGCCGAGGTGCAACGACAAACACAACGGCGGCAACTCTGGCCGGTGGCGGTCGATGGCCGATGTTCCGCTCGAACTGCGGCCACGCGGCTTGGCCGTGGCGCCGGTGCTTCAGCGGCCGGCTACTCGCACCCGGGTGGTGCCAGGCTTCTGGACGCGACAACGGGTGGCCGTCGTCGCAGTGGTCGTGATCTGGCTGGCAGCGTTCGAGACGATGCGCACGCTCGTCCACGATCCACGGGCAGCGGCAGTGGCTACGGCCGTGCCGTTCACGGTCACGTGGAGCAAGACGCGACGGAGACGACAGCGCCGGTGATCTGGCACGCCATCTGCTGCCGCTCCCGTCGCCGTAGGTTGTGACCGGTGGAATGCTGGGATCTTGCTGGCGGAGGGCGCAAAGCGAAGCGGGCTCGAACCTCTATGACGTGAGGTTCGAGCCCGCTTCTTTGCCCAGCGGGAAACAACGTTATCCGGCAGCCTTCTTGGCTGGCTCCTTCGCCTCGCCAGTAATCACGCGGACCTGCTGGATCGTCTTGTAGCCGCTACGGATCATGATGTCGCTCTGGGTGGTCTTGTGACTGCCGTCCTGGTTGAACCGCTCAGCGCGCATTGCCGCGTGCAGGTCGTCCTTGATGGCTGCGATTTCGGCGAGTGCTGCCTTGTGGCGGGTGCCGAGTTCGTCGAGTGTGCTCATGCGCTAATGCTAGCACTATCACTAGTCCTAGAAGTATGACCGAAAGTACTAGCCTTATCAGTGGCACTATGCTAGTCCTAGTGCTAGTATTAGCATATAAGGAAGCGGGACAACGAAGGAGCCGGACATGTACAAGCCCACCGCAGACGAGATCTTCGAAGCCGAACTGAACATGACCTACCGTCAGGACCTGCAGTCGCAACTCCGGGTCCAGCAGCACGCAACCCACCGGACTTACCGCAAGATCGCCGACGAGAGCGAGCGGCCGAAGGCCTGGGGCGAACTGGTCGGCGCGACGGCGGACATCGGCCGGAACTGAAGACGCCACGGGCTCCCGGACCGGGAGCCCACCCGACCCAACCATCCGATCCCCGAAAGGAAACACCATGGCGCTGCGCGAATCAGACGGCCCGCTTGCCGGATACGGCGTGACCCACGAGAAGTACGGCCACGGGCGCATCCTCATCGACATGAGTGACCGCGAGACCCACACCATGGGCGAGATGCGCGTTGAATTCAACCGCACGCGCCGCTGGGTTCGGGCCCGCAATCTCACGATCGCGAAGGCGTCCTGACGTGGTCAGCGACCGCTGGGGGCGCCTGGTTGCCTCGCTGGCCGCAGACGGCATCACCGCCAAGGCCGATCGGCAGAGCGAGTCGTACTCGATCTCCATCCGCACCGGGGACGTCTGGGTCGAGATCCACGACAAGTGGTGGTCCAAGAACACTGACGTCTGGATCGGCTGGCAGGTCCACACCGAGACGGCCGACAGCATCGTCCGGAACGTGTGGCCGCTCACCAAGAAGCGCGGTCAGGTTGTCGCCGATGTGCGCGAGGCGGTCGGGGCGTACGTCGCCTGACCGCAGACACAGAAAAGCGGCCTCGCAAACTCCCGAAGGAGATGCGAGGCCGCTTCCGTTTGGTCGTGAGCAGTGAGTTGATCCTATGCCTAGCCTGCTGCCACCAACTCCCAGGCTGGGAGCAACTAGCCGATCAGTTGAGATCCGGACGTGCGCCAAGTGTCACCCGACATGGCCGAACGGATGAGTACTTAGGCGCGCGGTCCGAGTGCAAGCATCGTCCGTACGGTCGCGACCTCGGCAGGTGTCGTGAACGTCGAGCCCGTCTGCGTCTCGTACTCCCACAGACAGACGTACTCAGCGCCCGACTGCTGGAATTTGCCCGCCCAGTAGGTCAGCCACGCCGCCCGGCCGGAGCCGTCAGCATCGTTCGTAAGCCGGTTGGCGCCGAACTCCGGCACGCCCCACGTCAAGCCGTGGGCCTTCGCGAACGCGACGACGGCCTTCAACGCGGCACTGTAGTCGTGGTAGGACGTGCCGCCGCTGATCCCGTCGAAGTCGACACCGAGATGGGTTACGCCCGGCACGAGATAGTCGGCCGGGTTCTGGCCACTCGCCGGGTCGAAGCAGTACGCGGTGAGGCAGACACCGAGACCGGGAAGGTTGAGGGCGGCGAGAACAGCCATGTCCTTCTGCCACTGCAGCAGAGTGATGGCGCCCTTCTTGACCTTCGAGTTGATCTCGTGCTGGTAGAACAGCCGCCAGTACGCACCGAAGTTGGCCGTCGAGCCCGGCATCGTCTTGAACGAGCCGATGACCTTCCGGTCGGTGACGGCCGGCGCGGCCAGCGCGGTCGAGCAGTACAGCCGGATCACCTCACCGGCCACACCGTAGTCAGCGTCCACGGCCGCGACACCTGCCGCAGTGCTCGCGGTGCGCGGCGTGTCGCCGAACAGTGTCTGTATCGACGTCGCCACGGCCGGAACCGGGGCTGGCGTCCACGTGTACGTCGCGTCTCCTACGGTCACGACCGGTGGAGCGACGGTGACGACCGGATCCGGGATGACGATGGTGGACGTGGAGCCGTCCGGGTTGGTGTATGTCGTTGTGCTCATGCGCGACCGGCCACAATGCAGGTGACGGCCGTACGCTCGCCGATCTCAATCGACTCACCCGAGATGAGGGTTCCCTCGGACTTTGGGCCGTTCGCGCGCCGGTAGGTGACGGTCGGGTTGTGGCCCGGGTCGATGTTGGCAAGGTTCGAGATCTCGTCGTACGACACGATCGGCGACGCCATCGTCCGGGTCTCACCGTTCAGCGTGAACGTCGCCGGACCGACTCGATGCGCCTCGACGGCCGCACGGACAAAACAGTCCTTGGCCTCGAGGAGCTTCCGCAGACCTGCGGACAACTCCGGACCGTCCGGCAGGGCTTCGATCATGGCGCTCGCCAGATCTCCACACGGCTTGCTGACGGCCGCGAGATGGTCCGGCAGGTGGCTTCTCGTGAAGTGGCCTGCGAGTTGCGTGGTTGATGGGTGCCGGTCGATCATGCTGTCCGTCCTTCCAGGTTGATCGTGATCGACGACAGCGGAACCGTGTCGTCTCTGGTCTCAGACAGCCACGGTGTACGGGCGAAGAGTCCGCGACGGGCGAGCATGTCGGCGGTCATCCGCTCGCACATCTCGCCGCGCGATGGCTCGGCGAACTGGTAGCGAGGGCTGGGCTCCTCGGCGGCGGCTGCGGTGATCACGACATGCTGCCCGGACGCTTCAGCAGATCGTCGGCGGTGGCCATCGTCTTCTGCGCGCTGACCGGCGGCAAGATCACCGGTGGACTCGACTGGTGAGGTGCCAGCCATCCGCCGAGGAAGGCCAGGACCGGCGGTGCGGCGACCGTGAGCGCGAACTCGAACCATGCGTGTGGCGACTGCGGGATCACCGAACCGTTGAGCAGGGCGTTGATCGCTGCGACGACGATCGTCGCAGCGAGGGTGTAGAGACCGGCGGCCTTGACCTTCGCTTCGACGCGGGACCAGAACGATTTCACGGCGCATCCTCCGTTTCGACGGCGTTGACCGGCGGTTTGTGCTGCCGGTAGAGGCGCCACAGGATCCACAGACGCCAGCCCAAAACCCACGGCACGCCCAAAAACACGACCAGCCGCAGCAGGGCGAACCAACCCGTGTCCAGTGACGCCCCGCCGATCGCCCGGATTACCGCCAGCCCGAACACGCCCGCGTCGACGGCGACGAACGCCATCACGTGGCGTCCCATCGGATCCCTGCGCCATATGCCACGGGAGGCCAGGTGGTAGCCGACGACGAACGTCAACGCCTCCAGTGCGGACATGCCGACCAGCAGCGTCCCGAGGAATACGACACTCATCGACGGATCCCCATCGCACGCCGCAGTTCGTTGGCAAGCCGGTCAACGTCGGCGGAGCGTTGGATTGCGTCCATCAGCCGCTGATGGGCCTGCTCCCGGTCCTCGTGTGCAGCATGGCCGCCGCCCGGTTGTAGTACGACACGCCGGGGTTCCCGGCGCCGCCACGGCCACATCAGGATGCCGGCTTCGATCGGCGTAGTGCTTCGGTCAGTTCGGCCATCAACTTCAACAAATCGCCCTGGATGACGTCGGACCGTTGACGTTCCAGCGCCGCCGCGTCCTTGTGCAAGTCGGTGATCTGCTGCTGCTGGGTACGTACCAGCTCCAAAAGACTCCAAGGCACAATCCACTTCTTTGCGAACGCAGTGACAATCAGGACGACGAGGCTGCCGACAACACCCCACGGGCCGTAGGTGGCGACAAGCGGGCCCACCGGTCGCTACTTCGCGGACAGCGCGGCGGCTTCGGCGGTCAGCGCATTCGCGAGCGCGTGCTCGAGGTCGACGATTCGCTGATTCGCGGCCGCGACCTGAGCCGCCAGAGTTGCGACGGCTGCGGACTCCTGGTCGCCGAGAGCCTTGATCTGAGCTGCCAGGGCGGCGAGTGCAGCTGCGTCGCCGGACGTGGATCCGGACGACAGGGCAAGTTGGATGGCGGCCTCGGTCTTGACGATCCCGGCCAGCGACGCGGCGTTCGCAACCGCCTGATCGCGGGCGGCTCTGGCGAAGTTACGGCCGTCCTGAACGGCGCCCTTCATGCTCTCGCCGTCGTACGTCTTGGTCTGAACCCAGAGAAGGTCGCTGTCGGCTTGGGTCACGGGCATGGAGGTCCTCCACCAGATTGGTGCCGAAGTTTGGATGTGGCCGATGTCGATGTTGCCGCCGTAGGCGTTGACACCGTTGTGTTCCTGCCGCCAGAAGACATGCGGCCGGTCGTAACCCGCCTTGCCGTCCGGATCCCACGAGTAGGCGGCGGTCGCGAAGATCCCGCCGATCAGGCCGTCGGCGTACAGCGCCTCGCCGACGTCGGGCTCGATGTACGCCCACGACAGGCAGGTGTCCGACTTCCAGCCGGTCGCATACTCACGCAGGGCGGGCAGGTCGGACGACGAGACGTTCGTGTCCATCGCCCACGTGATCATGCAGCTGTCGGGCATGCCGAGCGACCGCCAGTAGGCACGGGAAGCCTTCGCGTCCGCAGCGCCACCGGAGCGGCCGGCGGACAGCGCACGAGCGGCAGTCGCCTCGAACAGGGCGGCGATACCGGTGTCCGGGCCCTGCGCGAACCAGGCTTCCGCCCGAGCACGCGTCAAGGTCTTCGGCGAGTTGGTGCCGCCGTAGGAGGACAGCACCCGGTAGCCGGCCTTGTAGGCCGTTGCGTCATCGGTGATCGGCTGGAAGGACTCATCGAAGTACGGGACTTCGGGCGTCGCGACTGGCCGCTTGACGGGGATAGGCACTAGACCACCTGCCCGTTCTTCGCGGAGTAGATGGCGACCCGCCGGATGTTGCCGCCCTGCGCCACCGAGATGCCCGACTTGCCTGGGCTGCCTGCCGGGAGCGGCGCGGTCAGTGACGCCTGGACAATCCGGGCCGTCTTGCCGCCTGACGGTGCCGGGGTCGTCAGAGACGCCTGCGTGATCCGGGCGCGCAGCGGCGGGAGGGCTTGCGGCGCGGTCAGGTAGCCCTGGGTGATCCGGCCTTTGAGCGTCGCGGGCGTCGCGGGCTTGAGGGCGACGATGATCCAGGCGATCGCGTTCTCGGAGCCGGTGCTGATCGTCAGCGTGCGACTCGCGGCGACGGCGGCGAGGTCACGGTTGGCGATCCAGATCCCGTAGCAGTAGTCGAAGCCGCTACCCGAACTTGACCCGTGCGCTAGCAGGCTCGCGTCGGAGCCGTCGGAGTTCGACAGTGACCGGGCGGCGGCGAACCCGTGCCGGCCGAGGCCGACGACCAGGGTCTGCGCACCTGCGGTCGCGACGGTCAGGGAGGGAGCCACCGATGTGACCGAGCTCGTCGAGTTGCCGGAGTTGCTGGCGTCCTCAGGCGTGGTGGTGTTGACACCCGACGTCGGGATGCAGGCGATGAACCCTTTGGTTGACCCTGACGGCGTGACCGTGAACGTTGAGCCTTCGCTGCCGTCGATAACCCGTCGGAAGCAGTACAGCTTCACGTTCGTGTCGCCGACTGCCGGTGACACCGACGTAAACCCGGCCGGTGTCGTCATCGTGACCGCGCCCGTGCCGCCGGCGAAGATGTCGATCGTGTCGCCGATGGACACGGTCGGCTTCGAGACGACCATGCTCGAGGTGGACGTGTCGTAGTTGGTGACCGTCGCCGTACCGTGGCTGATCGCGGTCATGTCACGACACCGACGTGAGCGAGAACTTCAGCCTGAGGTTTGTCGCCGTGCCGGAGGTGAAGACGACGTTGGCCACGTTCGTCGGGTTGAGGGCGTGGATCTGCGAGTCGTTGTCGGCCGACTGGGTATGGTTCCAGGTCTCGATGCTGGTCGTGCCCTGGTAGAACGTGACCGCCCACACCGCGCCGACGGTCAGAGTCCCGAACGCGCCCGTGTAGTTGGCCGCCCATCCGCTCGTGGTTCCGGGATCGGACAATGTCGCTACGCCGACCTCGAAATAACCGGTCGCGGTCATCTCGACGTAGTCCGACGGGTCGGCGCTTCCGGCCTCGTCAATGTTGGCGTACAGGTGAGTCGCGTCGGCGACGCCGGTGGCGCTTGTCGACGACACGTCCGACGTTGGCCGTACCGTCTGCGTCGTCACGATCGGCGTCAGCGCGACCGTGAAGACACCGACAGTGCCCGGCGTTGCATCTGTCGCCCACGCGTCGGCGCCGTAGTTGCCGGCCGAACCACCAGCCTTCGACGCGATCACCGAGTCGGTTTTTCCGGTGCCGCTCGACGGGACAGCGGACGCCCGCGTGGTGTAGCCGGACGGCGGCGTGAAGTTGATCGGGTTGACCGAGTTCTTGTCGACGATCGCCGTCAGGATGTCGCAGCCGTCAACAGTCGTCGTTACGCTCGGCCCGGTCCACGATGTGGTTCCCGACGTGTAGGCGACGAAGTTGGACACGTTTATCGGTGCCGTCGGATCGACGCCACGCCATGCGACCAACGACGCAGCCGTATGGATGCCTGCGGTTCCGGGTGCCACGGCGATCGCCGCGCCGATGTCGCTCGACGGCGAACCGGCCGAACCTGCGGCGACCTTCTTGTAAAGGGTCGCGGTCAAGCCGGTCGACGGGGTCTCGGTGCGGACCAGGTCCCAGCCGGCCGGTGTCGTGATCGACGTCGTTGCCGCCGACGCGACCATGACCAGAACATCCTGGCCTTGAACACCGGTCGGAACCGTCAGGTTGACGGTCCCGGAGGTGGATCCGGCGGCCTGATTGACATAGCTTTCGGACATGCCGGGCCGCCTCTCTAAAGCACGAACGTCGTGTACGGCAGGTAGTGGGCTGTGCTGATGGCTGCCGATGCCGTGACCAAGGCGCTGTTACCGCTCGGGGTGGGCGTGACGCCGCCGACGTTGATGTCGAACCACGTCAGGAATGCCGCCGAGTTGGCGTGATGGCCCGCGCCGTGAGTGGCCGCATAGGTGGCCTGCGTGCCCATCCACGTCGCGCCGGCCGAGAAGTCGGTGACGGCGCTGCCCATGCCGATCTCGGCAATGGCCCAGCCGACACCTTTCGCCGCGGCGTACGCGACGACCGGGGCGAAATAGTAGGCGCCGGTGTGCTGCGTATTGCTCTCCATGTACTGGTCGACGGAGATAACATCGACCAGGCCGGAGCCCGGCCACAGCGTGTCCATGGTCACGGCCGTCCCGCCGAGGAACGTCCAGTTGCTTACGCACAGATGCGTGTACATGTGCGGCTTGCCGACCTCGCGGACAAGCTCACAAAACCGCGTGAACGCCGGGATGAACAGTTCCGGGGTCATGGGTCCGCTGCCCGTTTGGCTGGCCTTGCGCATCTTGACGTCGGCTTCGTGCCAGATCGTCACCCAGCCGATGTGCGAATCCGGCCACGCCTGCAGCCACGCCCGAACAGGAGCGTCGAGGGCGCCGGAGGCCATGTCAGCCAGGTTCGGCTTGGCCGAGAAGACCGAAGCCCGCTTGCCGATGTCCGGCCCGCACGCGTCGAGCTGCGGCGTCGCCGCGAACATGCCCGAGTTGTAGGAGCGGGTCACACTCCACGGGCCTGCTGTCGCCTGGATCGCGTCGTAGGCAGTCTGGCCGCGTGAGACGGATGCGCCGACAAGGAGCCCGGTACCGCCCGGTGTTGGCGGCGCTGGCGGGGCGACCGTTGCCCCCGCCGGTGCGATCGGGGTACCACCGTCGAGCGGATACAGCAGGCCGTGCTTGTAGGTGTAGACGCGTACGCCCGCCATCAGGGCGCCGTATCGAAGTAGAGGTCACCGGTGACGAGACCACCCGTACCGGCTGAAGGCGTGTCGTCGCCGACCCAGCCGACGATCCGGGAACCGGCGTTGCCGGGACGGGCCGGATAGGTGCCGGTGACTTCGATGTTCATGACCATCATGAGGGCGCACAGATCGAGGAGGTTCGCGACCTGGTTTTCCAGGGCTTCGATGCGGGTCTCGTGATCGTTGACGTCGTTGCCGAGATCGGTTGCAACGATGTGCAGCCGTCCGCCGGCGCCGCCGTCGATCCACATGTCGCGGATGCCGTCGGGGCCGAAGAACTCCTCGACGGTTCCGGCGATATAACCGTCGGATCCGTCCGAGGCCGTCACAAAGGTGATCGGCTCCAGGCCGCCGGAGTCGAGCGCGAGATCGGTGTACTGGGTGCCGCTGGACGCCTGGTTCCACAACGTGAAGGTCGCGGAGGCTGCGAGTTGGGGCGTCAAGCCGTCGATCGCGACCGTGAATGCCCAGTCCGCCGCAGTTAGGCCGAAAGAGTGGCGGGCCATGGTCAGCCCCCGATCGCGTAAGCGGGAATGCTCGGGATGACGATTGCGCCGGTCAGGAGTTTCGCGCCGGGGACGAGGACGACCTTGGAGCTGATCGTGACCGTGTCGACCAGGTTGTAGGCGACGATCGTGATTGCCCCGGACGTCTCCACATGGCCGCGGATGACACTGCCGGGGAGTGCGGTGTCGCCGCTGACGAATCCGGTCCAGTGCATGAACCGGGACGGCGCGAAACCTGCCGGAAGCGTCGCGATCGTCTCCACCGTGTTCGGGGCCAGAGCGGCGCCGGTGCGGATAACCTCTAGCCGGATCTCGACGATGCCGTTGACGCGACGTGCGGTGTCGACGGAGAGACTCCACCCGGACGTGGACGTCAGGGCGACGTAGCCGGTGTCTTCGTTCGGGTTGATCCAGTTCGCACCGTCCGACGTGTACGAGTTGGTGGTGTCCGTCTCGTAGATGTCGAGACCGACGGCGTGCGGCGGCCGGGTCGTCGAGGTGCACACGATCTTCTGTGGTGCGACGAAGTAGGCGAGTTGCTTGACGTCGGTCGACGCGATGGTCGTCGCACTGTGGACGACGGTCACCTGAGCGAGCGCGATCTGGTAGACGCCGGTCGTACCGGTGTTCGTCGTCAGGGACGGCGGACCTGATCCGGGCGTTCCGGTGACGACGATGACGTTGGCGATCAGCGTGGCCCGGTCGAACTGGGCGACGATGAGGTCGTAGCGGGTCGCGCCCGAGTTTGAGGCGATCGCGTACGTCGTGTCGGTGCTACCCGACCAGGCGAGTTGGCCGCGGATCAGCACGAACTTCCCGGCACGCGACTTGACCTGCCGGCCGGACGAGTCGCCGTAGATGAGCGTCGAATCCGACGGCTTCCCGATGACACCTGACGGCGTGTACGGGGCGACGAGTTGTTCGAGTTCGATGTCGGTGACGGCGCCGGAGTTGTGGTTCGAGTTCGGCCAGTTGGACCAGGCCATGGGTCAACTCCTCTCGAGCGGGTCGATGCGGGCGCCGAGACTTCGGAGTTCGCGGAGGATGCGGGAATCTTTGATCGCCGCGTCGGTGCCGATCAGCGGTGTGAGAACCTCGCCGGTCGTCGGATCAGCGGTCAGGGTGACGGCACGTACGACCGCCGAGATGTCGAAGCCCGGCCAGACTTCGACCGTGACCTGATCGCCGAGGGCGTAGTTGACGCCGTATTGGTTGACGTCGGTGTCGATCGCCGAGAACGTGACCTGGGCCGATTCGGCGCCGTCGGCGAGGGCTTGGTCTCCGGCCTGATCCATGACCGTCGTGTCCGCCGTGGATCCCTGGTTGATCCACTTGACGATCCGGCCGTACCTCGTCACGGCCGAACTGTTAACACGCTCCCGGATGGTGCGGCTTGATCCGGTGCCGTCGCCGCCGACGATCGCGACCGTGCACGTCGGTGCCTGCGGCGCGTATTTGAGCATCTGCAGGTTCGACAGACCGCGGCTGAACCGGATCGACGCCGTGAGATCCGACGGCTGGTAGACGACGAACTCGATCCCTGCGGTGCTCTGCACGGTTCGGAAACCGAGACCGCCGCCTGCGATAGCCGCACGGCGCAACGCGTCGCCGAGCGGGTCGAACCGTCCCGTGAAGTTGATGCTGGTGCCGACCGACGCCAGCCCGCCGAGGACGAGTTGCGGCACCCGCCGGGCGGCGATCGCACCCGGGCCGACGTTGAGGTTGACGAGGTCGCGGAGGACGACTTCCGCGTTTGTCGCGGTCAGCACATAGTTCGCGGTCGTCTGCCCGGTCGCGGCGTGGGCCACATCCGGGTAGACGACCTCGTTGGCGATCCAGGCGAAGTCGTCGGCGAAGTTGACGGTGAGTAGCCCGGGTTCGGACTGGTCGCCGCTGCCACCGCTGCCGGACTGCTGGGTCCAGTCGAAGCCACCCTGAACGATCGGGCCACCCATGAAGTACCGGTCGTCGCGGTAGACGACGAGGCGTGCCCGGTCGATCCCCAGTTGTTCGCGGATCGCGGCAGTAGCCGGCATCGTCACGGTGCCGGTGCCGACCGTGTTGAAACTCGGTGTCGCGACGACGCTTGTCCAGCCCGATATCTGGTCGCCGACCGGGATCAGGTTGCCGTCGGTGACCAGAAGCTTGATTGCCATCGGCGGTCAGGCCGTCTCGTACCGGGGCGAGTAGGTGAGCACGATCGAACTCCCGGTTCCGGCGCCGGTGATCGCGAGAGTGACGGGATTGTCGCCGGGCTGCAGCGCCCAGAGGACAGCGGACGGAAAGTTCAGTGCGGCGGTCCAGATCGATCCGTCCGGGCCGCGCACCGCAGGCGGATTAGTTGTGATCGTGACGGTTTCGCCGAGGACAAGGTTCCCGTAGGCGAGGCCGGTGGCGTTCGGGTCGATGCTGAACGTTTCGCCGGTCAGGTTGTTGGTCAACTCGGCACCGGACGCCGGGCCGTGGATCTTGATGATCGGCCACGCCTCGACATCGCCCGGATTGGTGACCGTCGTATCGCCGAGGGTCCCCGACGTGGAGACCGTCATGTACGGGGACAGGAAGCTTGCCGGGCTGCCGCCGACGAACCCCCGCGTAACCGGCGGTTCGGCCGGCCCGACCCAGAACGGCGACGGGCAGAACAGGGTCAGGACCATGACGCCGTACAGCCAGCCGGACATGTCACCGGACGCCGGGTCGAAACCGCCCTGGTAGTACGCCTGGATGCTGCGTGATGTTCCGTCCGGGCGGAGGATCGTCAGTGTTCCCGGGCCGAGACGGCGGGTCTGCGCGAACGCCAGACCGAGAGCCCGGGACCGCGAGCGGTAGTCGGCTTCGCCGGGTCCGTCGATTTTGATCGGCCACGTGATCAGCCGGGCTTCCGGCTGGATGTGCCGGACGATCGAGCCTTCACGTGAGTAGGCGTCGGCAGTCAGGGTGATCGGTGCGGCGCCGAGTGCGCCGGCGATCGCGTCCAGGGTGTGCCAGCCGACCGACGGGTCGGTCAGAGGCCAAACGGAACCGTCCGGGGCGGTCCAGGTGACCTGGTACGCCTCGGACGGTGTGTACGTCGGGAGAATGAGCGTAGGCGGCGGTGTCAGCGGTGGCGCTGATCCGTAGGGAATGGGCATCTAGAACGCCCTCCCCACCTGCATCATCGCCTCGGCCGTGGCCTGCAGAGCCATCTGGTCGTGGACGGACCAGTTGGCCTGCTGCGGGTTGACGACGAAGCTGATCGACGGCGAGTACGTGGAGTGCGAACCGCCGCCGCTTCCGCCGCCGCCGTTGGCGACAAACCTTCCGCCGTACCAGCGGGCTTCCTGGTCGATGATCGACGTCGATCGCCGGTAGTTGCCGTACTTCGGTACGAACCCCTCGCCGCCGGTCGACGGCTCGGCGAACGCGTACCGCGCCCCGGAGGAGACGGCACCGTAGACGTTGGCATCGCGTAGCGCGCCGGTAGCGGCGTGCGTGTAGACGCCGCCCCAGCGGTTGACACTGCCGAGACCGTGATTGCTGAGTTGGTCGAGGACCTTCTGTCCGTGGATTGTTAGGTCGAACTGGATCGGTTTGGTCTTCTGGATGTCGTAGATCAGGTCGTGGAGAGTCTTGGCCTTATTGATCGCGTCGTCTGCGCCCGGCGTCGTGATCGGCACGGCTTTGGCTGGGGGCATCTTCCCGAACGTGCCGATCAGATTGTTGATCTGCGTGTCTGTCAGTCCGGCGTCGTGCAGCACCTTCCGGAGTGCCTTGGTATACAAGTCATAAGTCGCCGAAGCCTTTTCCACGGACCCGGTCTGGACCCTGACCGCTTCGGCTGCCTTGTTGGCCTTGTCGATCGTGTCGAGAATTCCGGTGTTGTTGTCGCGCCCGGCCTGACTGTTGATGTCGAGGGCCTTGCCGCTTCTCAGCGCAGCCTTGGTGCTCTTGCCGAGAAGAGTCGTCAAGTCGTCGAGCGACTGGTTGAACGCGATCCCCGTTTCCTCGACCGAGATGTTCGCGCCGTTCAGTTCGTTGAAGACAGTGACAAGGGTTTCGCCGCGAGCAATGGCGATCTGCAATCCCTCGTTCATGATCGACAGCTTCGCTGACGATGATGCAAAGCCGAGGGCAAGCGCCGTGTTGCTCTGCGCTGCGTCGTCGGCGGCGGCCGTGTATTTCGGGAACAGCTTCGCGGCTTCAACCGACGTTAGGCCCAGTGTCTTTATCAGGTCCTGGAACTCGAGGTTGGCCTGACTTACACCGCCCTGCGTTGCCAGTTGGCTGAACAGGGTGTCGAGGTTGCCAATATCTGCTTTGCCCTGCGCCTGGAGATTATGGAGAGCCTCGTTGAGTTCAGCGAGCGCGGTGGCGTTTTTGACGACCCCCGCAGCAGTGAAGTCCGGCATGTGGAGGCCTTGGATTTCCCTCGACAGGGTTCCCAGCTTCGGGCCGAAGTCCGACAGCAGTTCACCGGTGATCTTCCCGGTGTCGGCGAGGCCACGGAGGCTCTTCGACAGGGCGTCGGTGTTCCGCTCGATCGGCTTGAAGTCGTCCTGCGACGTGTGAAGGACGAGTTCCGCACCGGCCACGAACGCCGCCACACCGAGCGCCACGAGTCCGGCCACTCCGGCGAACCTGCCGAACGTCCCGAGAAGCGTCGCCGCCTTCTCGCCCGCAGGGCCGATGTCCGTCAGGGTCTTGAAGAACTCAGTGCCGGCGGCATGGGCCTTCGTGAAGGCAACTGCGGCCAGAAGGGTCACGCCGGTGATGCCAGCAATGTCGACGATGCCCGACTGGATCGCGTTGGGCATCGCGGTGAAGGCGTTTGTCAGTTGCGTAACGCCTTGGGTCAGGAATCGCAGCGCAGGCATGGCGCTCTCACCAGTTTTGATGGCGAGCGTCTCGACCGATCCCTTCAGTTGCTCAACGTCACCGGAGAGGTTGTTCATCTTCTGCGCGGCAGTTGTCGCGGCAGCCCCGGACTGGTTCGACTTGTCGATCCAGGACTGAATCCCGACCGCTCCCTGCGTGAACAGAATGTCGGCGGAGCGGACGGCATCGTTGCCGAAGATCTGCGCAAGGGCCTGATCGCGCTGCGCCTGCGTAAGGCCGCCGAGCTTGTCCTGAAGGTTCTGCGCGAGCGCCGTGATGCCGATGAACTTGCCGCTGGTGTCGTAGGCGTTGATGCCGAGTTGCTTCATCAAGTCGGCGGTCTTCTGCGATGGTGCCTGCAACTGCTGCAGCATGACCTTGAACGAGGTGCCAGCGTCGGAGCCGACAAGGCCGTTCTGCGCGAAGGCCGCCAGGGTGCCGACGGTGTCCTCGAGCGACAGGCCCGTCTGGTGTGCGACGAGACCGGCCTGGTTGAGCGCCTGCCCGAGTTGACTGACGTCGGTGGCTGATGTGTTCGCGCCTGCGGACAGTTCGTCGGCGATGTGTCCGACGTCCTTGCCCGACAGGCCGAAGATGTTCATGGCCTGCGCGGAGATCGTCGCTGCGTTCGCCAAGTCGATCGAGCCGGCCGAGGCCAGAGCCATCGAACCCTTGAGCGCTCCGCCGAGGATGTCCGCAGCAGATACTCCGGCCTTGGCGAGTTCGGCCTCAGCCTTCGCGGCTTCCGTCGCGGAGAAGACGGTGTCCCGTCCGGCGTTGATCGCAGCCGTTCGAAGTGCGTCCATCTGGTCGGCGACCTGCTGAACAGACATGCTGGCGTCGGTCGTGACCGCCTGCACTTCGCTCATCTGCTTGTCGAACTTCATCGTCGCGTAGACGACGCCCGCGAATACGGCGGTCAGAGCCAGGCCAAACTTCGCCGTCTGGCCGGTGATGGTGCCGAACTTTTCCTTCGACGTTTCCGACAGTGTCTGGATCTCGCCCGCGAGTTCCTTCGTCGCAAGGCCCGCCTGTCGCATGTTGGCGACGTAGCTCGACATCTTCGCCGACAGTTCGACAGAAATGCTTCGGATCGACATCGGGGATCACCCCCGCTGCGCTCGGAATTCCGCTCGGTGCAGTACGGCCTGCGGATGCTGTGCCGGCATCGGACCCTTGGTCAGCGCATCAGCGGACTTGGCGAGCGCGGTGCATTTGAAGCACCGGATCGAGTCCGCGTGATAGGCGAACTCGTTCGCCGGATCGGTCGTCTCATGGAGCGCCCCGCCGCAGTGCGGACAGTGCGCGGCACGGTAGGCGGAGAGGGCGAGCATCCATGCCCGGTCGTGCTCGTCATACTCCGGTTCGGTGACTGTGATCGTCTTCTTGATCCGGCCGTCCTTGCGATACCGGTAGACGGTGACCGTCTGTGGTTCCCAGCCGTCGAATCGGCGGACGGAGATTCCTAGGCGTTCAGCCGCTTCGACTCGGGCTCGGATCTCAGGGTTTTCGAGGCGGCTTGCGAGAAAGGGATGGACACGCTGCCCGCGTTCGCCTGCCATGCCCCGTTGCACAGTTCGTCGTACTGGCGCTGGCTGATGACGGTGAGCAGTTCTGCCCAGTCCTCCTCGTCGAGGATCGGTTCGACGACCGACCGCCTGAGTAGCGCCTCCGCAAAGTCGTCGCGGTTGTAGCCGGACGCGACGTCCTCCGGATCATCCGCGCGCGGTGGATGGGCTGCCTGTAGCGCGGTCCAGTCGCCGTGAGGTATCGCCCGGATCGTGAAGTCCTGCGTCTCGTCGGCCATCTGCTCCTGCAGCGCCTTGATCTGCGTCGCGAGGTTGACGGCCTCGACGTTGCCGACCATGCGCCCGTCGGTAGAGTTCGCATCGAGGTGGCGCAACTCGACGTCGAGCCGCTCGACCTCGGCGAACAGGTCGCCGCGGAGACAGACTTTGACGTTGCGTTGCGGCAACTTGGCGGTCTTGAGTCGATCCTTGAAGCTCTTGGTTTTCTTCGTGTTGCTCACGTCGTGGCCCTTCGCGTGCGTGGCCCGGATATGGCGAAGGAGCGGCGATCCGGGCCACCAGATCGCCGCTCCAGACAGGAATTGGCGTGCGGTGGACTACGAGATGACGACCACGTCACGCTGGACGTTGTTGGAGATCCGCACGTTCTGCGCGATCTTCTGCATCTCGTTCGATGCGCCCGTGACGGGAACCTGCGTGTCGAACACGGCCGGATAGACGTTGACGACGTCACCCGCGGCGATGTCAGGCTCGAATGCCGTGCCGGCCCTCGTCACGAAGAAGCCGGTCGAGAACTTCCGGAACTGGATGTACGCCTTGTTCGTCGCCGACGCCATGTCCTGCTGCCGGTATACGTACTTGATCGCAAGCTGGTTGGTGGACGTGCCGACGCCTTCGAAGACTTCGCGCGAGCACAACCGGCCGTCGGTGACGACGTTTTCGTTCACCGTCGCAGCCCAGCCATCGTCGGTGAAATAGCACGACACGTCGAAGCCGGAGACGGACGTGCATTCGGCGACGGTCGGATTCGACGGGTCGGCGATCGTCGGCGTGAAGAAAACCTTGAGGTTGCCGTCACTGACAACGGCTGCTGGCACCGGACTGGTCATTGCGGCAGGGCTCCTTCTGGTTCAGGGTCGGTCGGGGCGACCGTTTGCTGCGGTCGGCGGGCGGATCGTTTGCCGTCCTTGGTGGTGCGGTGCTTCGGCGGTCGTGGACGCGCGCCCGGACCGGAGTTGGGTGGATAGCCGGCGACTTGATCCATCTCGGGGGTCAGCGACTGCTCGTCGATGTCGAATTCGTGGCCGGTCAAGGCATCTCGGACGCGGATGTAGACGGGCATGTGTCGCCTCCCGGACAGGTCGCGGCGAGTGCGGAGATTGATGGCGGCCTGTACGGTCGGGCGCATGTCGGAAGCCCCTGCGCCGAGGCGCAAAGACTCAGAGTCCGCATTCGTGTTGCCGGACGTGCCGGCGAAGAAGGAGGACCACAGTTCGTTTTGGATTGGCCTGGGCGTTGCCGCTGTGATCGCCCTGGTACTGGTGTGTTCGTTACACGGGACCGGCGCCAGCGGCACGGAAGGCGACCGGTCGAACGCCGCAATCTCGGCGTGCGAGAACGCGGTGAAGGATCAGCTGAAGGCGCCTTCGACAGCGAAATTTAGCAACGAGCGGTACACGGACAGCGATCCGTCGTGGCGCGCGACCGGTGATGTCGACGCCGAAAACTCGTTCGGCGCGATGATCCGCAGCCACTTCGACTGCGACCTGACGCGGGGAACGGGCGACACCGACTTCACAGTCGACTCGGCGGTCGTGACCTGATCAGCCCTTGACGCTGGCCCGGGTCACGGTCGTCGTGGACGAGTAGGTGACGTGCGCGCGACCGTCGGTCGGGTCGGCTAGGTAGTCGTAGAGCGGGATCCACTTCTCGCCGGTCGTCGCTGGAATCGTGTAGACGACCGAATCGTTCGCGGCGCCGCTCACCTGCGTGCCGGGTACGGCGACGGTGACGGTCATCGACGAGCCGGCACCGTTGCGCACGATCAGCTTGTGTGCGGTGCCGACCTCGTACGTGTCACCGGTCGCCGCGGCGGCGAACGTTGGGGCGGTGCCGTCGAGCTTGACGGTCTGGGTTGCTACGGCGGTCATGGTTTCTCCTCGAGATGCTGGGTCAGGCCGCCGAGGCGGTGGAGTTGAGCCGGTATTGGATGACGCCCTGGTAGGTGGCTTGGCCATCCGTGGTGTGGACGTCGTCCGACGGGATGACGTAGGGGTTCGCGGATACTTGGCGGGGGCGCCCCGGATTGCGGCCGGTGATCGTGACCGGCTTGCCTTCCAGGAGTTCCGCAACCCGGTCGAGCGCGGCGAGTACCTCGTCCTCGTCGCGGCCGGTGGCACTGACCTGGGTCACGGTTGCGACGGCGGAGACGTTGCCAGGCAGGTTGACCGGCGTGCGGTCCGCCGGTGTCGACCAGACGGTCAGGTAGGGATATTCGAGGTCAGAATCAGAGCCGACGACCTTGGCCGTGAAGATCTGATAGGACGTCGGTGGGGACTCCAACGGCGCGAGCAATGCGCGGATTGCATCGCGGTGGAGCCGGGAGATGTCGCTCATTGCAGTGCTTTCGGAATTGCCGCCGCGTTGCAGGCGGCGACGAAATCAGGCTCATACCGGTCGTACGCAGGGCCGATATACGGCTGTGGCGCCATGAACTTGGTTCCCAATTCGACGTGATCGCCGTAATTGACCGTCGGCCCGATCACCGCGGTTGCGCTGTATCCGTCACCGGATCCATCGCGGGTGAAGTCCATGCCGATCGACGACCGCAACGCGCCGGTGTCGACGGGTGCTCGCTGCTTCGCGTCGGCTTCGATCAGGAGGCCGAACGCGCGGACGTTCCTGTCGAGTTGTGCGGCAACGAGAGGTCCGCTCGTCTCGAATGCCAGGGCGATCGCGTGAAGTTCCTCGAATGCCTTCAGGAAGCTGTCGTCACCCACGGCGCACCGCCTACCGTGTTGTCGGTGTGGGTTCCTCGCAGATGAGGTCGCGTTCCCAGATCAGCGAGCCGAGCCGGACTTCGCGGACCCGCATCAACTTGCCGATGAGCTTCGGATCGTCGGCAGCCGCGGCAACGTAGATCTGGTCGTCGATCTGCGCCTCGGGCACGTCGGCGGGTAGCGACACCTGGTACATCTGGACGATCGCGAACCGGTCGCCGACCAACTTGTCGCCGCCACGGCGCGAGATCCGCTGCACCCGTGCGACGCCGGACCAGAGGACCGCGGGTGTCGTGTAGACCGACTTCCCGCCGGACTCGTCGAACGTCTTTCCGCTCGACGGCCGCCGGAGTTCAACGGCTGCAGTCATCCCGCCTTCGGCGACAGGCCGGTGATGCCCCGACCAGTTGACCGGGATGACCTTCGTACCCGGGCGCGGCATCAGCAGACCCAGATCGGGTCTTCGGCCAACTCGGCGCCACGCCACCAGGTTTCGGGCCGGAAGTCGACGATGCCCATCCCGAACAGCGTTCCGTCGGGCAGGTAGTTGTCAGCGTCCGCACGCAGCTGGGCGGCGGCGGCCCGGAGTTCGGCCGCGACTTTCGCGCCGTCGGTCTGGAGGTCCAGGGTCCGGATGACCTTGGAGACCATGACTTCGTTGGCGGCGATTGTGTCCATGGCCCGCGCTGCGGCAAGCCGGACGTTGGACGCCGACATCAGATAGAAGGCGTTGATCTCCGCGTCGGAGAACACGGGAGCCGTCACGTCGACATCGGAGATCAGAAGGCGGACCAGGCCGGTCGAGGTTGTCGGATCGGTCGTGATCGTCGGCGCGCCTTGCAGCGACGGCCGGACGATGAACGTGCCCTCGTCGGCGTCATCAACGGTGCCGGTCGCAACCGTCCGGTAGGCGTGGAGTCCCGCGGTAGATGGTTCAAATGTGAGCCGGTACGGGTCGCCGGACGTCGCCGGGACGGTGACCGCCATCGGCGTGGTGGTGCCGTCCGGAAGCGTCACGACGCCGGTGACGGTGGCGTCGGTGACCGGTGTTCCGTTGAGCAGGGTAAGCGGCCATTCGACGACCGCAACGGATCCGATCCAGTACTGTCGGCTGCTCATGCCAGGGTCGCCCCCGCTCCGGTTCGGATGGTGCTGCGGGGTCGATCGGCGAGCGCCGTTCCTGCACGGGCACCCAGACGTGACGGGCTCGGACCGGGCGCGTGGCCAGCCCCGGGAATGTACGCGGAGTCGGCGTCGTCGTCGATACCGATCGTCTCGGCGGCGGCCCGCTGGAGTGTGACTCGCGCGGCGGCCGAATCGGCGAGGGTGATCAGTTCGGCGACGGTACGGACTGCCGCGAGCGAACGCATCGCATCGTCGATGATCGTCGTTGTTGTCGCTGCCGATCGGCTCATCGCCTGCGCGCCGGCTGCCGTGTCGCCGATCGTGGTCGTGTCGGACTGCGTGCGGCTCATCGCCTGGGAGCGCGTCACCGAGTCGGCGATGCCGATCGTCTCCGGGGTGGTTCGTGCTGTGACCAGGGCGCGGGTGACGGCGTCGTCGATTCCGGTCGTCGTTGCGGCGGTTCGCGCAGTGGCTTCGGTGCTGGTGGCGCCATCGCTGATCGTTGTCGTATCGCCGGCTGACCGTATCGCTGCGAACGCCCGGAGCGCCGCGTCCGAGATGCCGATCGTCTCGGCATCCGTCCGGGCCGTGGCGAGTGCTCGAACAGCAGCGTCGGAGATCGTCGTGCTGTCGGCCGCCGTACGTGCTGCCGCCATCACACGCGCCGCCGCGTCGGTGATCGTCGTCGCGTCGGCAGCGGTTCGGGCGGTCGCCAGCGCGGTGACGGCAGCGTCGGAGATGGTGATCGTCTCGGCGGCCGATTGGCCCTGGATGACGGGGCCAACGAACGCCGTCGGGGAATACGCGCAGTCGTCGAGCCAAAATCCGGTGACCGACGCCGCCGCTGCGGTGATGAAGAACCGCAACTCGTCGAAGTTCCCGGCGAGGAAGTTCCCGGTCCCGGTCTTCGTCTCGGTCGCGGTCGTCGACTCCAGGCTCGTGTAGAGCCGGACGTCGTATGCGCCGGCCGTGCCTGCCGTGACGGAGCCCTCGACCCGGAACTGGGCGTTGAGCGGCAGTGTCGTCGTTGAGGTGAACAGGCTTGTGTTCGCGTTGTCGCGCAGGTGGAGTTTGCCGTCCGTCTCGAAGCCGAGCCGAAACTTCTGCGCCGACGACGCCAGCCCGCGGACCGGGTTGATTCCGGCGACGGGTGTCGCGTTGAGGTAGGCGCTGATCCGCCAGAACAGGGTGGGTTGGGTGCCGCCGAGGCCGGTCGACGTCCATGCGGCGTAGCAGGCGACCGACGTGGATGTCGTGGCCTTGCCGCCGAGGCTGCCATGCGCCGGATGGGTGTTGTCCCAGGTCAATGTTCCTGAACCGGTCGAGATGGTGTCCCACTTGGTTCCCGAACCGGTGTCGGCGGTGGTGATCGTGTTGCCGTTGACGCCGCCCTCGAAGTTGTTCGCGGCCACGGCGCCACCTCCCGCCAGCGATCAGGAGGTGACATAACGAGGTCCTAGGCGTATGTCCGCTTTAGGATATTGTGCCCGTAAATGTCGTGGTGATCGCGTCGCCAGACAGGCTCAGCGTCGCCGTGGTGCCGTAGAGCCATTGAAAGGCGAGCGTTCCCGACGATGAAGCGTTGAGCAGCCCGGCCGAGGCGATGACAACCGACAGCGTGTCATTGCCGTTCGCGGTGTGCGTCGCCGTCTCCGTGTAAGTCGATGTGCTCGTCGTGTGGGCGAAGACGCACTGCTTGCGGATGAGTCCACCGCTCGCCGTGACGATCTCGCCAGCCAGTGTCGTGTCCGTGGCGTTGCGGGTCGCGGTCGATGCCGACAGCGCCAGATAGTTCGCCGCGGCCGGTTGGGTCGCGGTGTCACCGATCGCCTTGCAGACGAGGTCCGTTCCGGCGTTGGTTCGCATCGTTTAGCCCTCCGACGGTTCGGGCTGGCGGAGTTCGCAGCCCCAGTGCTCGGCGAGCGCGGATGCGAGTGCCGGCCAGTCGGAGGCAACCCAGGCGGGTGTGTCGGCGTCGGAGTGGTGTCCCCAGACGCCGGACTGGTGGGTGATGTTCGTGAGCGCCTCGACGAGCGGCATACCGTCCGGGATGCTGGCCGTGGTGCATTGCTTGCCTGGGACTGGTCGCCGGTCCTGCCCGGTGATCATCCCGTTGTCGTCTTCGATGTTGCGGACCTCGACGGCCTGCCGGTTGCCGAGATAGACCTTGCGTGCGGGCATGCCGTCTCCTTCCGGATGCTGAACAGCGGTCACGCGCCCTCGCATATGAAGCCGAGAGCGCGTGAGCTGCTGCGTGGGTTGTGGGCTACGGGGCGAGGAGTGTGGCGGTTCGCAGCGACGCCAGTAGGGCGTTGAGCTTCGTACGCTCCACACCGAGGTCTACGACCACTGCCGCCAGGGTCGTACGCAGGGCAACCACGTCGGCAACGGTCTTGTCGTACTCCACCTTCGTCGGCGGGTTTGTGGCCGCAGCCGCACCCGTCAGCGCGGCGGGAGCCGTTGCTGTCAGCGCGGCCTGATCGGCGACCGCCGCAGCCTGCGCCCCGAAGCCGGACGGCAGTTGGCCGGACGGCAGCAGGCCGCTCGCGTCCAGGGTGGCCAGGCCGCTCGGCTTGGCCTTGCTTGTCAGTCCCATGGTCAACTCTCCTTGCTGGGGGCGCGTTTCGCGGGCGCCCTACGTACGGGCTTGGCTGGCTCTCGGATGTCGACCGCTACCGGTCCATCGCCGGCGGACTCCTCCGGCTCGGGAGCGGAGGACTCCGGACGTGCTGACGTTGCCGCCAGGTCTGTCCGGAGTCCTCTCAACTCGTCGATGACCAGTTCCAGGAGTTCGTCCGTCGTGGTGATCGGGTGCGGCCCGTGACGGCCGGCCACGTCAGGACAGCGTCGAGTTCGACGCAACGGCGCTCTTGGGGTCCATGAGCACGCCGCCGAGGACGTGGCGGACCCGGTAGCGGATGCCGTCGGTGGCGAAGTCGCCGTCCTCCGGGCCGACCATGCCGCCGCCGACGCGCATGGCGTCGGGAGCCTTCATCCACAGGTCCGGCACCTCGTGACCCGTCAGGAAGCCCATCTCCATCGCCGGGCGGCCCTCGTTCGGGTTCGCGACGAGATACCACGACTGGTTGCCGTGGGTGGTGTCGATGATCGGCAGCCACGGGTTGACGACGACGGTGACCTTGTTCTGCATCCAGTTCGCGACACGCAGGACATCGTTTCCGGTCAGGTCGCCACCACCGGTCGCACCGATGATCTCGGTCGCGTTGATGATGTTGTTCGCGGTGACCTCGAGCGCGGGCGGAACCACGAGGGTGACGCCGTTGATGTAGATCGGGCCGCCGTCGGAGTCGACCTGCGCCGCGAGGACCGTGAACGCCGTCTGCAGGCCGGACACCGACAGAGCCGGGTTCGCGGTGACGATGTTCTTGTTCCCCGAGGAGAAGAACGTCGCGTTCGGACCGGTCGAAGAGGCGAACAGTGCCGTGGCGAAGTTCTCCTCCGTGCGGCGGGCGGCGAGCGCAAGTGCGTTCGGAAGTTCGGCGAACGCGTCGAGGTCGTCGTTAATGACCGACTCCCACGAGATGTCGATCTCGGCGCCGTACTTCGTCAGCGAGTACTCGTACTTGCCGTCGGCGACCGCTCGCGCCGTGTACGGGGCGAGTTCCTTGACCGCAGACAGGAGTGCCTTGCCGCCGTCGAGGGTGAACCGGCGGACGAGACGGAAGTCCCGGACCCGGCCGCGCTTCGCCCACGCATCCCAGCGGATCGGCATCGTGCTGTACGCGGCGAGCATCTGCCGGTCGATGACGTCGGCGAAGATGTAGGAGAAGTCCGACCGGGACAGATTCTCCTGGAAGTCGAGCGCGGCCCGCCGGTTACCCGTCAGGACGTTCTCGTACATCCGCATGACCCGCAGGACGTCCGCCCGGTGCTGCGGGCTTTCGTTGCTGCGGCCACCGACGCGCCGGCCTTCACCGGCGAAGATGTTGGTGGTAGCGGCGGCATCAGTGCCCGCCTCGTACGAGGCGATCCGGCTGAGACCGGAACCCACGGCGGGAGCCATTGTGGTAACAGACATCAGCGAGTCACCTCGACCTTGATTGTGGCGGTGGCGCCGCTGGAGACGTTCTCCAACGCGATGCCGAACAGGACGCCCGATGTCGTGACCGACAGCTTCGGGGTGTCGCCGGTGACGTAGTAGATCTTGTCTCCGGCGGTGATCGCGGCGTTGGAGCCGCTGGTGCCCTTGACGGACAGCTTGAAGACGCCGTCCAGCGCCACCGTCGTGTTACCGGCCGCATCCTCGGTCGTCAGGGCGACGCCCGGAAGCTGACCGAACAGAACCGGATCTCCGGTAGCCGGCACGGCCGGGTCGGTGCAGGCGAGTGGACGCGTCTTCGTCCACTTGTAGACCATGTTCGCAGCCATCAGTACCGCCCTCCCGCCGCGATCTTCGCGGCTGCATCGCTGTGCCCGAGACGCTTGAAGCTCTCGGCCATCGCGGTTTCGAATGCGTTCTTGTCGGCCTCGCTGGCACCGAACTCCGTGCTCGTGCCAGACCCGAGTCCGGACACCGAACCGGCACCAGCGGCCTGGCGGGCTTCGGCGAGGACGGTTTCCATCTCGGTGATCGCCGTCGCCGTCGCGGCCCGGAACGCCGTCTCGTCGAGGACGTTCGCCTCCGTCAGCGGCACCGATGCCGTGACCTGGGCCATGACGCGCGACTGTGCGACCGGCGTGGTGACCTGGGATTCGGCCAGCAGGGCGGTGACGATCGGGCGTGCGGCTTCGACGGCGCGGAATCGGGCGAGTTCGGTTTCGGCGACGAGCCGCTGCCGGTTGGATTCGTCGAGCGCAAGTTCGGCCGCTCGCCGTCCGTTCTGTGCTTCGGTGACGGCTGTCGACACTGCCGCGTCGCTCGTCCCCGCCGCGTCCGGCGTGGTGCCGGTGTTCTGAGGTCCGGTCATCCCGGTCCCCTCCTCTACGGTTTGGGTTGAAACGGTCGGCGGGGTGCCGTCCGCTACATCTGTGGTGGTGGCCGCCCGGCCGGCGGATTCGCCGATGCCGAAGTCCTTGGCCGACGCGGCGATTCGGTCCTTGACCTTCTTCAGGTCCGCGGCCGAGTACAGGGCGGCGTTGTCGGACTGGCCGAGGTATGAGAGCGCAGCCTTGACGTGGGCAGCTGAATCGATGGGATACCTGGCTTTTTTGTCGTCCTGATATCCGGGATCGGCGTACTTCACATCGCCGTACGGCTTCTTGGCGTCGCCGCCGTCCGCCTCGGCGACGATCGCCGCATCGGCCGCTGCGTCCTCCGGGTCATCCGGCGGCGCTGGGCTGTAGACCGTCCGGGCAATGACCTCGGTCCGGGCGCCGGTCAGGGTTACGGAAAGGTCGGCGTCGACCGTGTACGACTGCTGCCACGTGTCGGTGTCGGTGGTGTCGCGCATGTCGAACCACACGACCTGCTGGTCGGGGTCGTAGTCGCGGACCCACAGGCAGCCGTTGACGGCTTGGTCGCCGTAGGCGTCACTGACGGCGTCGTTCAACGCCCGGAACATGTCGGCGGTCGCGGCCTCGTGGATTCGGCGGAACCGCGACAGCGGCATTCCGAGCGCCTCGGAGATGGCAGGGTTCAGCCGTGCGGCCTCGGCCAGCGACATGATCTTTCCGCCCGCTCCGGCGCGGGTGACGAAGTCGACGGAGGAGCCGTACGTCAGGGACTCGATGATCGGGCCGGTGCGTCCGGCGATAGTGCCGGTCTCCGCCGTGCCGCCGCCGCGAATGGACAGGCCGATCGCGCTGCCGATGGACTCGATCAGCGGCTGGGCGTGCGGGAAGACTTCGATGGTGGCGTAGAGTCCGTCACCTTCGTAGGCGGGCGTGGTGACCACTGTCCCGGCGAGGTCGCGGACGTCGCGCTCGGGGCGCTCGGCTTCCTCTGTGTCGGTCGGGTGATTTAGGTACATTTGGGTACCTGCGGGCCATACCTTCGGCCCGTCGCGTTCAATGACCTTCTTCGGCCAGTACCCGCTCGTGCCCCATCGATCGCCCTCGATTAGTCGAGCCTTGTAGCGTCGGCCACCCGACGACGTCATGCCGCCAGTGCTCGCCTCGGAGATCGTGATCCGAGTCGCCGTCGACGGTCCGGTGGTGACATCGACGTCTTCGCGCTCGGCGACCGCCGTGGCGGACTCGCGCAGCAGTACAGTCCTGGCGCGACTGTTGAGCCGGTCCGGCGCCCGAAGGTGTGGTCGGTTGGACATCCTGACCTCCTTCTTTTGGGCATGCGAAAAGCCCCGACCGGATGTGGTCGGGGCTTCGTGAGGTGGGCTGTGAAGTTAGAAGAGCAGCGGTTGGTAGGTCGGCGCGGCGCGGATTCCCTTGCGGCTATTACTTAACGGCTCCCCACGGATAAATCCGGGGGATTCCCAGCTCAGACCGCACCCGATCCACCGCCCCGGAGGGAGGCAATCGAATGTCTGATGTCGTCAGCACTGGCACGGTTACGCTCAGCCGTGGCGAGGATCGTCCTCGCGGCGTTCAGGTCTCGACCGGCGGTATACCCGCAGTCGTCGCACCTGAAAGTCCGTACACCCAACCCGAGACGCGACTTGGTTCTCGCCGCACACTCGGAGCAGGTCATCGTGGTGTAGGCGGGCGGAACCAGCACCACCGTTCGGCCCGCCCGCGTGCCACGTTCGATCAATTCCCGTTTCGCTGCACCGATCGCCGCGTCGGCAGCCTTGCGTGCCATGGTGGATTTGGCAAGGAACTTCGGCTTGAAGTCCTCGATAGCGATCAACTCATGGTTGTCGACGATGCCTTTGGCCCACTGTCGCGATGCGTGAGTGTTCTGGCGCGCGGCTTTCTTGTGCAGCTTCGCGGCCGTGCGCTTCGCGTCCCGGTAGCCGTTCGACTGTGCTTGACCTCTCGGCCTACGTCGGCGGGCCATCTTCCGCTGCGCCTTGGCAAGTTCGGCGGCACACCGCTTCCGATAGCCAAGGTGCGGCAGGTCGTAGGCCGGGTCGGTGGTCGTGGCGGTCGTGGTGACGCCCCAGTCGATACCGATGGAACCATCGGTATCGGGCGCTGTCGTCGATTCGCGGCGGACCACGAACGACGCGTACCAGTCGCCGAGCGAGTCCTGGTAGATACGAACACTGGTCGGGATCGACGGCAGCTCGCGCGACCATACGACTGGAATGCTCAGACCGCCCGCGAGGCGCAGCCGGCCGTCACGCACAGCGAAACCCCGAACCGTGTATTCAAGACTCGGCAGCGTCTTCTTGCGCGCCTTGATGGCGGGCCGTCCGCGACCTTTGACCTTGAACGAGTGGTTCAGCGCGAGCGCATAGTTGCGCAGCGTCTGCTGTTGGGCGACCTGCGAGCCGTCGCGCAGCCATGTGAATTGGGCTCGGGCCGCAGTGAGGAGTTTCGACAGGCTGCACAGGGTGGGCTTGTTGCCGATTTTCTGCTGGTGGACGGCCTCGTTCCAGAGGAACCGGCAGCGTCCCCACTCGGCGACCAGCGCGGCAACCGCCGTCGCGCCTGGGCGCAGACGGTAGGTGTACCGCATGGTTTCTTCCACATCGTCAACTATACAGCACTGCGCCATATACTGTTGCCATGGACGAGGTCAGATCGAACAACAACGTCGTATACCGCTGCAGCTATCACGTCGTGTGGTGCCCCAAATACAGGCGGAAGGTCATCACGGGAGTGGTTGACGAAAGACTCAAGGAGATCATCCGCGCGGTCTGCGCCGAACGTGACGCGCCCATCGTGGCGATCGAGACGATGCCCGACCACGTACATCTGCTCGTGGTGTGCGATCCCCAATTCGGCATCCACCGTCTCGTCAAACAGATCAAGGGCCGCTCGTCACGACTGTTGCGGGATGAGTTTCCGCACCTTAAATCCCGGCTTCCAACGCTATGGACCAACTCATATTTCGTCGCCACAACGGGTGGCGCAACATTGGAGGTCATCAAACGCTATGTGGAAAACCAGCGAAACGCTTAGAGCACACCCTTACCTCCCCACGGCTAAAGCCGGGGGTTTCTCGGGAGTCTCTCGATGATCTGCAAGCTGGGACAATGTTGGAAGCGGTATGCGGTCCGCCTCTGAACAGTGGAATCACGTGGTCCATAGTCAGCGGTCGGCGGCGCTTGCAGTACGCGCAGAGGAAGCGGTATGCGGCTTTGATCTCGTACCACTGACGCGCGGTCAGATCGTTTACCGGTGATCTTGCTTTGCGGAACCGACGCGTTTGACCATGAAGATGCATGCAACTGCGACACACGCGGCGCCCTGGACCGCCGAGTGTGTTCTTTTTGTCGTAAGGGTGCCCCGATGGGCATGAAGTCTTCCTCGCGTTCAACGCGAACGGAGTTGTGCCAGCAAGCGCAATTTCTCGGCGGCTTGCAATCTTGAAGTGTGATTCGAAGTTCACGCACAAGGGGCGTCCGCAGAGCCGAATCGGATGAAAACCGGCCGTGACAGGTTCTACGAAATGGTTGTAGGCCCACAGTCCGGCATGGTTCGAACCCGAACCGACGCGCATCACGGGGTAACCATCAGCGCCGGTTAAACCCGTCCAAAGCCAGCAACGACCGATGTCGGGCTGTGTAGCCGAGGTCGGACCGTCTTTGTCGACATACGACCAGAAACGGGCTTCATCGTTGCCGACAATCCGGCTTGTGGCTAGCGGATCGCCGTGGCGTCGCCAGCGGCGGTAGTGGATGTAGCACCAGCCATGGCCAGCGTTTCCACGCTTCTCGCATTCCGGAGCGATGCACTCACCAGCGGCCGGGCGGCGACCTTTCAATGGATCACCGCTTCGATGCCAGCGGCTCCAGTGGAGCGAGCAGTAACCATGACCAACGGCAGGGTTCTGGCAATCGTTGATGCTACAGATTGAGCGTTCCTTCTTGACCAGCTCCAGCAGCGGATCGCCCGTCTTCTTCCACCGGCTGTAGTGCAGGCTGCACCAGCCACGTGCTAGGTGTCGACCGCCGCAGCCAACTATCGAGCAGATCCCAGGCTTGGCGCTTCGACTCGGCGCAAGTGGGTCGCCATAGAGGCGCCAGCGATTGTAGTGCGCGCCACACCAACCCCGAGATAGCAGCTTGGTCGTACAACCGTCGATTGAGCAGATACGCTCTGACATGTCGGTCCTTCGAGAGAGGATTGGCCATGCCTCGGGGCCGTTGACGCGGTCGCCGAGGTCTATTCATTATCGCAGATGAGAGCCGGTTTCACCCATTCGCCTTGGCTTTCGCCACGTTACGGAGATCCGCCAGTGAGCGCGGCGCGTACGACTGGCGCCAGTTGGGATTCGGTCGCAGTTGCGGAATGTCATCCCACGAGATCGCCGAGGACTTGAGCAGGTCGAGTCGGCCAGCGCCAAGGATCTGCCTCTGCGTCTCGGCCGGTTGTTCGGCGAACCAAGCGCGGGCGTCGGGGATTGTGGATGCCGGTTCGGGGATATCGATGCCGAGATCGGCCCACGATCTGGTGAGCGGCATGCGCGTACAGCGACCTTGTTGATGGTCATCCGGTCCACTGGCCGACAGCGGGAACTCTCGGCCATTCATTGCCAGGCATGAGGAACATGTCCGAGGACTCAAAGTGCAGAGCCACAGCCAGCCCCGAAGGACATCGGCATTCGATTGATGCGCATACATTGAGGTTTCGCGATAGGCCCCAATTATCTCTGTGCGAGCCACGTTGACCGCCCGATCGAGACCGCCATTGAACCCGTTCTCCAGCCCGGTCAGCATCTGCGCACCCGCTTGCCGCGGCCCGGTCCCAAGCACCACGCCGCGAACCAACTCCCGGTTCATGGCGTCGACCGCGTCAGCCGACAGCGGCTTCAGCGTCGAGGTGATCTGCTGCGACGTGCGGGCGACGATCACGTCCAGCGCCGACGGCGGGATGTTGGCCGCGTACCGGAGTGCCGCCTCTTCGCGCATCGCCGCCGGTAGTTGTGAGGCGATCAGGAACGGCTCGGCAGCGACCGTCGCCTTCACGGCCAGCCCGGCGGCGTCGGTGATAGTCACGCCGGCGCGGGTGCCGAGGTTGACGAGCGCCGACTGTGCGTTGAGCAGGGCCTGCGTCAGGCGCGGAATACGGCGGAGTTCGTATGCAGACGGCCAGCGGCCGAGTTGCCCGCCGAGAGTCAGCGCGGCGAGGACTGCCGCCTCCATGTCGGCAGACAGCAGATCCCACGCTTTGACCCATGCCGCGGCCAGTTTCCGTGTGGCGTTGTCGGCCTCACGACCTACAGCGGCACGCAACTGCCGGCCGAGTAGGAGTGTGCCGCTGCGGATGGCCACGGCTAGCCGCCGCTGGCGGCCGGCGCTTTGTCGCCCGGCTGCGCCCCGTCGTCCGTCGTATTGTCGGGCTGTTCGTCGCCGGCCATCGGCCCGGTTCCGGCCTGTGCCGGGTCGGCGCCGAGTTTCGACAGCAACGCCAGTTGGCTACCGGCCGGCATCGGTGCACCCTTGGGCCAGATGAAATCGCCGTCCTCGTCGGTCATGCGTTCAACAATTTCGTCGACGCCGCGCACACCGAAGGCGGTCAGGATCAGACGCAGGACCACCTCTGGGGGCATGGTGCCCGTCGAGTTGGCTTTCATGATCGCGTCAGAGATGACGTCGACCGAGGTGTCGGTCAGATCCGGCCAAGTGATGTCGACCGTGTCCGTTGTGTCGCCGGCAAGGGTCACATATTCGCGGCCCGATGTCGGGTCCTTGCGGACCATTCCCTTGAGGCTGCCCTTCGGTGCCCGCACAGACTCGGTGATGACGTAGCGCAGTATGTCGCCGTAGAACGTTGTCCACACCTCGCGGCGCTGCTTCATCGCATTCTCGGTCGGCTGGTCCAGGGTTTCCGCCGTTGCACGGGCACCGGTCTGGCCCGGGTCGGACAGCAGCATCGTCACCGGGACGTCGAGGGCCGAGGCAACCATGGTGGCGAGCGGCCGGCCGGAGTCGGCGTCAATCGTCGCCCCGGACTTGTTCATCGCCTCAAGTGCGACATCCGGCGAAATGATGGCTGTGCCGCCGGCCGCGTCCGGGTGCTCGGTGTAGCGGTTACGGCCAGGTGCGGCCTGCATCGCGGCCCGCACCTGCGCAGCCTTCGAACCCGGCGCGGTCGCCTTGAATGCAAACCGTGACAGCGACTTGACGAGTTTTGCCCAGTCCTCCAGGAAGTCCTTGTAGGCCCGCGCCCAGTCGATCGCGGCATAGGCGTCGGGGACGCCGAAGTCCCAGTGCAGCGGCCGGTTGACAGCGACGTGCTTGATCGGCGCATCCCAGCGGACCGGCCAAGAGTTGATCACACGCGGTTTCGCGGCACCCGTCGGCCGGTAGTTCATCGCCGGGTAGTAGCACTCCTGCTCCGTGGGCATGACCGTGCCAGTGGAAACGTTGAACACGTTCTTGAACCAACGGCGGTGGTAAAACCACGGCTCCGACTGGTCGTCGGGGTTCGAGATGACCTGCACGATTTCGTCGCGGGGGATGACACGGATCGACACCTGGCCGGTGACCGGCAGCGTGAAGCACGACACGAACACGTCGCCGTCGGTCCCGAGGGCGTGCTCAAGTTGGTCGCGTGCCTCGGGGCCGGTGACGGCACGGACGTTGCCTGGGTCGGTGAGGAAGTCGTTGACGACCGCCTGGACGTCCTGCTCGCCGGTTTCGCGGCCGTTGGCGCGGGCGGTGATCTCAACGCCCGCACCCCACACGTAGGCGGATTTGAGGTTGAGCCCGCGCTTTATTAGGGGGCTTATGATATTGAAGATCCGGCAGGCCCTGCGGATCTGCCGCATCCCCTCCGGCGAGAACTGGCGGTCCGCCAGCGCAGTCATCCGGATCCAGCCCGGGTCCATCATTGAGCGCTCAAGGTCGAGGAGCGACTCTTCGAGGATCTCAATCGTGTCGTCGCGCTGCTGCAACTGCTGCTCGTGCAGCGTCTGCGAGTACGGCGTCGGAACTACCAGCGTGCCCGAAGTGCGGGCTGGCTTGCGTGCGGCCATCGCGGACACCTCCGAGCAGTGGGTCAGTAGCTCGGGCCGATGTGGAAGTCGGCGTCGTCGTCATCCTCGAAGATCTCGTCATCAAAGAGCAGCGGATTCAGCAGCAGCCGGTTCAGGGCCTGCGACGACGTATCCACCTGGTCGTCGTTCGAACCGTTCGGGAAGCTGGCGTGCTCCTCGATGAAGTCGCCGATCCACGGGGCAATCTCGGGCGCCGGCAGGAACACGTTCCCGGCCTCGACGAACGGCGAGACTGCGCGCGCACGGGCAACCTTGGAACCTTCCGGCTCGACGCCGATGAGCCCGGCGACGATACGCCGCAACTGGTTCATCACGGCGGTGCCGTTGGCCTTGTCCTCGACGTACTTGGCGATCGCCTGCGGCCAGCGTGCGGCCAGCGTGCGAACCTCGGTGCAGGTGTTGACGAAGGAGAACCGGCCGCGGACCTGATCGAGGAGGAAAGCTTCGACGCCGCGACGTCCCCAGACCTGACCGACAACCCAGTCCGACGAGTCCAGGTCCTTGAACGCCATGTCCCAGGAGATGCAGATCTCGTCGAAGCCGACCGCCCAGCGAGTGCCGTCGGGTCGTTCGATCCACTGCGGCGACTCGTAGCTCTGCCACCATTCGCGGTTGAAGATGTTGCCGCCGGCAGGCGATGGGCGCCCCTGGTAGAGGGCGTTCCACGAGCGGGAGCCGACTTCGCGTTTCTTCTCGTCCCAGTCGGCCGGGGTCCGGTCGCGGGTTGAGACCAGGTATTCGCCGGGCTCGCGGCCGAGTGGATCAGTCTCGCCCTTCGCCGGGTCGTGGTCGGCTTGGGCCGGGATGTTGATGACGCGCCAGTCGATGCCGTCGTTGCGCTTCTGGAGCCAGCCGGACAGGTCATCGTCGCGCCATCTGGTCTGAATTATGACGACTGCGACGCCGGGGCCCAGGCGTGGGATCGCGACCTCGGTCCAGAAGTCCTCGACCGTTTCCTGCCACGCCTCCGAGTCGGCCTGTTCGCCGTCCTTGTACGGGTCGTCGATGATCAGAAGATCGACGGGGCGTGACGTGAGCGAGCCGCGGAGACCGACACAGTAGACGCTGCCCGCATGGCCGAGGAGTTCCCACTCGTGGGCAGCTGCGCTCGACGGGTTGATGGTGAGGTTGAGCGTCTTGCCGTGGTCATTGATGTCGTCGCGGATCGCCCGTCCCCAACGGCGGGCGATGCTGTGGGCGTAGGAGACGATCGCGATCCGAAGATCCGGGTTACGCCTCAACATCCACAGCGGGAACCGCCGGGACGTGCGCTGGCTGTTGTGCGTTGGCAGCAGTGAGCGGCCAGCCAGAAACGTGTGATCCAGACTGTCGACTTCGATGCAGCGGGTCGGCACGCTCTCCGTCTGCTCGGCCCATGTGTAGCGGACGCGGGCCACCGAAGAGTCGGTGCACTTCGCGGCCTTTCGAGGAAGCCAAGCCGCATTGGCCATGAAGAATCGAACGCGATATTTCGGTCCGCAATCCTTGCCAGCGATGGTTGCGCGGCCTTCGCGGGTGGATGCCTTGGCGCCGAGCGAGAACACCAACTCGCGGACATCGTCCGCCAGGCGCTTATTCGTCGCGCAGAACTCGACCTGCCCCCGCGGATCCACGTATCCGTCGGTGTCGACAAGGCCCTGCAGCAACGCGAGACGCTGTGCGCGAGAGGCACGGTGGTAGATGGCGGGGACGTGCTTGTTTCCCCACACGCCGAGTTCGACCAGCGCCTTGCGGATCGGACTGCACGCAGTCGTTCCCGCGGGCGCAAGGCTCCATGCGTATTCGGCGCGGCCCTTGCGGCATGGAACGCCAGCCGAGCGGATGCGCTCGACAATCTCAATGTCAGCCGATGTGATCGCTGCGGCGTTGGTGTGGCCGTCGCCGAGCCATGCGCCAAGGACGTACGGGTCCAGCGGCAGTACGGCATCAGGCAGGTTGAGCCCTGAGGATCCAGTGATCTGGGCATTCTTGCTGCGAGGCTTCGCGAGCAGTTCGGAGGTGACGAGACGCTCGCTGCTGGTGCGATCCAGCCGCGCAGGCCAATCGTGGCGAGCGTCGGCAACAATCGCCTCACCGTCGCCTGTTCGCACGATGTAGCAGGGTCGGTTAGTCCATGTCGGCGACGTCCACGTGACTCGGCACGGTTTTCCGTGACGATCGAAGACCTCGTCGCCGACGGATAGAGCACCCATGGTCGTCCAGCCATCGGGCGTCGCGATCGGGGTATCGAGCGCGAGCGCCTTTCCCTCCTGTGGTGGCAGGGCAATCATCAGGCGCTTACATCGGCCTTCTGCGACGTCTACAAGCGCGGCGTCGATGAGGTCGAGCGCCGCGGTCTGCTTCGTCGTCGGGTCGAGGAACTTCGCGAGCGCGCCCGGCGTCGGGAATTCGGTGTCAGCCGGGCGCGGCATGAACGAGGCGACGCAGGCTTGCCACGCCATCTGTTCGAGAGTCGGCACGGCGCCTCCCGAAGGGTGCAGCCCGCAGCGGGGAGGTGTGCTGCGGGCTGCAGTCGATCGGGTGTTACGCGGTCGGTGCGGCGGGTGCCGGGTCCTCGGCGACCGCTTCGGCGTCGGCGCCGTTGATGGCGGTGTCGAGCGCGTCGATCTGCGCCTGGACGTCAGCCGGGATTCCGCCAGCGGCGTCGATCGTGGCCTGGAGTCGCGCGAAGGCGTCGGTGACATCGCCCTTGTACTTGTCGAAGTCCGCGGCGAGCGTGGTGACGTCGGTCATGATCGTTCCCTCTTTCGTGATGACGGTGCGCAAGTCGCGCTGGATGTCGGCCACGGCTGCGGCCATGTGTTGCAGGCTGTGCTGGATTTCGTCGAGCTGGCGCCCGTCGTGTCCAGGGCAGCGCGGGAAGATGCAGGCGAGCATTCGCGCCGCCCTTCATGGATTAGTGGGCGCGCAGGTACACCGGCAGGGGAGTTGCGCTCGCTGCCTTAGGGGTGTCCTTCGCCGAATGAGTGCGGCGTTGACGCGCACCGTGGATCGCCGGGTGATCGAAACCCGCACGAGATCCATGCCGAGGATCCCCGCACACCAGTGACGTGCGACCCGTGCTTGGGCAACAAAAAACCCGCCGTGTTTATCGGCGGGTAGGCGGACTGGCTCCGTGTGCAGCTTGAGTGTGCGTGCAGGTCAGAGCGTTGTCAAGTCGCCAGCGTAAAAGCCCATCGCGAACTTCTCCAACTCGTTGAGCGAGTAGAGCGCGGCGCGGCCATGCCAACCAATACGGTGGACATGGCCGCGCGATTCCCATCCGCGAATCGCGGCCGATGTGACCGTCCGATCGCAAACGCGCGACAGGTGAACGGCTGCGACTACGGCTTCGGCAACGAAGTCGTCTTGGGGTCGCTCAGCTTGGACGGTCGCGTCTTCAAGTAGGCCAGCCACTCATCCAGGGTAGATCCGAATTCGGCATCGAAGCGAGCCGCGATCCCTGGCCGACTAGCTTCGTTCGATCCGCCTGTAGAGCGTTGCCTTCGCGACGCCGACTGCCTTCGCCGCAGAGGGCACGCTATGGCCGTTGGCGATGAGCGCCAGTGCGGCCTCCAACTTGTCCGGCGTCAGCGCGATCGGCGCAGATGATCGCGGACCTAGCTTCCGCTTTCTCCGTGCTGCAGTCTCGGACCATCGCACCTAGCCCGATCATCCAGCGCGATATCTCGTCCCACTGTTCGGCGCTCACGTCGTCTGGCTTCAGCGGCATCCCCTCATGGGCAACTCGCGCCAGCATCCGCTCCAACTCCCAATGGCGGCCCTTCAACTTCCCGGGGTTGGGAATTGCCCCCGGGTGGTGGCTGCCATATATGACGGTAAGACCGAGCGACAGCGCCGGTGGGTTCGCCCGGTAGGCAACGATCCACGGGAAGTCGTGCTTGCCCTCGTCGTTATTGCACCGAGTGCATAGCAGTCCGCGGACAAGTCCCGTCTCATGGTCGTGGTCAACGACGGGGATCCGTTCTCGGGTGCAGATGGCGCACTTGCCAGCCTGAAGGTCGCGCAACTTCTGTAGCGGGTCTCTCATCATTCCGACTTGCCCCCGATGTGTCGGTAGATGCTTGCCCGGCTAACGCCGATGGTCATCGAGATGACGTCCAGCGTGTACTTCTTGGATTCGTACATCTCTCGTGCGATAGCAATCTTCGCGGGTGTCATTTTCACCGGGCGACCGCCGACGCGACCGCGAGCGCGGGCGGCTTCGAGCCCGTCGTGCGTTCTCTCCGAGAGCAGTTCGCGTTCAAACTCAGCCATCCCGGCGAGGATGACGAAGAACAGACGTCCGCCTGGAGTCGACGTATCGATGCCCTGATCGAGTACTCGAAGATCCACGTTGCGGTCGCGGAAGTCGTCGGCCAACTCGCACAGGTTGCGCACCGAGCGGCCGAGACGGTCGAGCCGCGTGATCACCAACTCGTCGCCTTCGCGGAGGTAGTCGAGCGCCTTGTCGAGTTCGGGTCGTCTCGCAAGCTTGCCGGATGCGTGGTCGGTAAAGATCCTTGCGCACCCACTCGCGGTCAGTGCATCGTGTTGGGCTTCCGGATGTTGGTCGCGGGTCGAAACCCTCGCGTAGCCAATCTTCGTCATGAATACATTGTGTCATAAACGGTATCTAGTTGCCAGCCGAGACGATGATTAAGTACACGACTTGTGCAAGCGTCCTGACCGGAATCTCGGCCTCTTGACTCGGCTATCTCATGGACGATCGTTTTCGGGCGCTGGCCAACGCTCGGCGATGGCGTCCAGTGCGACGGCGGCGCCCTCGATGCGACGGGCCGTGGCTCGTTCAAGCGGCGTCGACGCGGGTAGATCGGCAAGGACCATGCGCAGCATCCTGGCTGCGCTCTCGATATCTGCCGGCTCCGTCGCCATGGGTCAATGATCGCACTCATCGGTTCAACCGTTCGATCTCCTCCGGTACCCAGATGTTGCCGTCCAACAGCACGTACCGCGTCTCCGGTTCCACCGGCTCGCCGTTTACGAACTCGACCGGTACACCTTCGCGGACGAACCCGTCATAGTGGGCAATCGCCGACAGGCGTTCCGGAATCGTCATCGAGGTCAGCCGTTCTACCAACTCGTTGACGGTCGCCATCTCGTCCGGGCCGTCGTCGCCGAGCCACCACGGCACGATGTGCTCATCTTCTACGTTGTAGTCGTCGAGGACGGCGTGGAGTTGTCCGCCGTTCGAGTGGCCGAGGTCTTCGTAGAGGTGGCGGATCAGCTCGACGACCTTCGCCACGTCCGGGTTCCAGTCAGTCGGCGAGCCCTTGTCGGTCCAGCAGGTGATGCACATGGTCAAACCCTCGCCTTCGCCGGTCGCGGTGACCATGGTCCGAGTATCCTCGATCTGCCAGCCGGTAAGGGTAAGCCGGCGGTAGGGGAACCCGTGGGTCAGTGGATATGCCGAATGCGAATGAGCTAACGCCCTGATCTGCTTCCAACACCAGTCGCGTTTGTACGAGCCCTACCGCAATGCTGGCGTCGCCCTCATCTCGCGCGACCGAGCATGTCGAGAACCCGGTCGCGCCAGACCTGATCGGCGCGCTCCTCGGCAATATGAACCTCGTACGTCGCCTCGACCGGCCGGACCGAGAGCACGCCCTTGATCTGGCGGATCGCGGCGAGCGTGGCTTCCGAGTCGTCTTCACGCCGGTCGGTGTTGAGGACTACAACGTAGCCCGCGTGTCGATCTGTCATGGCGCTCTCCTTTTTGGGTGCCGGCGTGTCGATCAGGTCAACTTGGATGCAGCCGGAGTGGAATTCGTGGCGTGGCCGCTCGTCGGGCTTCTCGTCGAAGTCGATCTCGAAGAGGTTGAAGTCCCATGCACCATCCGGGCCGGATGCTGCCTTGACGTTGTACCGGTGACCGCACTTCGCGTGGATGGTCAATTCGATCTTCGTGGGAGCGTCGATCATGCTGGCCTCCAAGTCGGGTCAAAGTCTGAGTGTGTTTCCCAACGCAGCGCGATCATCCGCACTACGGAGTCGATCGCCCACGCCACGGCGACCTGCCGTTCTACCTCGTCCTGGTCGCGACCGTCGGCGTACTCGTACCGCTGGCCGTTCTCGTCGAGTGCCCAGCAGTTCTCGACCTGGTCCGGGTCGCGCCACATGGCGAGGACTAGGCGAGTGGAGGCGACGTCAGCAAGCGTCTGGGCTGGATCCTGGCGAGCGATATGCCGAGCCGTCGCGCGCTGCTGATTGCTGCTGAGGCACACCACATCGGCAATCACCGTGCCCGCGAACACGTCGTGCGGCGGCTCGTCACCGGGGTCAATGACCTCGTACTCCTCGGCGCTGGTCGCCCAAGGTCCGGGCCATGCGGCCAGCGCAGTCTTCTCATCCTCGCCTACGCGTGCCTCGACGAAAGCGGCTGCCGTAATGCGGACGAAGGCTTCGATGTCAGCCACTAGTCCAGCCCCAATTCATTCCGGAGCGAGCTAGCGATGTCGGAGAGGTCCCGGTCCGTCAGGTTGACCACGAGCATCACGTCCGCCACCGCCCGGTCGCTGTCGATGAGAAGCGCGTAGGTGCCGTCGGAGTTGCGTTCGATGCGCACCTCGTTGGCGCCGTCGCGGTTCCAGTAGATCTCGTCATCGCTCCTGCCGGTCACGGTGCGATCTCCTCGGCGAGCGCGGTGAGGCTCGTGTAGGTGTTGCCTTCGGCAATCCATGCGTCGAGCGCCCGCAGAACCTCGGCCGTGACATGGGCGGCGATCGGCTCCGGATGTCCGAACGCGTGCCGTCGGACGCCGTCGTCGGTGCGTTCCGCCGTGAACGTCTGCCCGCATGAGTCGACGGGGAGCGTGCGGTAGGCGGCTTCGGCGATCGGATGCATGTCCCAGGCTGGCCCGATGTGGCCGTCGGCGGCAGCCCTGTAGGAACCGGCGAGCTCGGCCAGCGGTTCGACGCTCCACAGCCCGCACATCGGCCACGACTCCAACTTGGCCATCGCCACCTTGGCGGCCTCCTCGTTGTCGAACGGTCCCCAGATCTTCTGGACGCCGCTCTGGTCGCCGTACTGGAGCAGCACCACAAACGCCTCGTTCACCCTGCCATCCTCTCGTCTGCACCCAGCATGAGCGCCTCCATTTCCTTGACGTGCGTCCGCCACCGGCCGCGTGCGTCGAGTTTGACGCCGCGCACCTGCTCCGACCACTGCCCGCAGTTGCAGCGGGTCGCCCAATACCGGTCGACTTCGATCGGCCCGTTCGGTCCCGGCTTCTCGGCGTAGATGACGGTCAACTTGCCCTCGAATGCGTGCACCTGCGCCTCGGTCGGCCGCTGTGCCCTGATCCGGGCTCCGAGCGCCAGCCATTCCTTGTCCGGCCAGTCGTGCTTGCACCGCGGGCAGCGGATGAGGCTGACGTAGGCGTCCTGCCAGATGGCGCCGCCGCACGGACCTTCACTGCCGGTCTCCCGGTCGATGCGGCGTTCGGGACATGGGCCGATGAAGGTCAGGTTCGATCGTTCGCCCAGCACTGCCCGGCAGGCACCGAGCATGATCCGCAGTCCGGTCAAGAAGTCGGCGATGTCGTCGCCGTCGTCGCAGGCGGCGTCCAGCCGGGAGGCGAGCGCGGCGATCATGTCGACGAGCGCGGTTGCGGGTGGCCGGCCGAACCGGGCGGCGTATTCGGCGTCGGTGGTGTCGGCGATGTTGGCTGTGACCTTGTAGCCGTCGCCGGGGCCGTGGTGCATCTCCACCACGATCTTCGAAGCGGTGAGAAGGCGCCGCATCAGGGCTGCGCTGCCGCCTGGTGCTGCCGAGTGCTTCACCGCCGGGATGTTGACCCGCGGTGCCACGCGGGGCCCGAAGTGGTAGCGCTCGGCCCACGCCTCGTACCACTCTTCGAGCCAGACGCGTAGCGGCACGATCCCGACCTGACTGGCACCTTCGCGCAAGTCAGGGTCGAAAGTTCCGGCAGCGAGGAGCGAGAACGCGTCGAGCCGCAGCGGTAGGGGTGCGCTGTCGGACTTGGTCGTCTTCACCCCGCCACTGTCACGGGTCGCGCCGGGGATCAGCGCCATCGGCAGGAGCGGCGCGTGCCTGGCGAGTTCGGCGAGTTGTTCGGCGGCGCGCTGGCGGCAGTTTTCGCAAACGTGCGGCGCTCCGCTATTGGTACGGCCGCAGCCGTGGCAGGTGGTGTCATCGGTCATGTTGATCTCCCGTCGTGCAGGTGGCGCGAAGCTGACAATTTCATCAGGCTTTCTCTAATTTCATCAGCTATACTCAGTGCGTGAAGCTGTCGGAATGGGCAAGACGGAATGGTGTGCACTACCAGACCGCCTGGCAGTGGGCACGCGACGGGAAGATGCCGGTGCCTATCACCAAGACCGAGACCGGGCGGTACTTGGTTCTCGTGCCAGAGCCAAGCGTTGACAAAACGACGGTTGGATATTGCGTCTGTGGACGCCGGATCGAGGTCTCCGATTTCGTGACGGCGCCAGTGGTCCAATGAGCCGCGTCAAGCAAGGATTCCGGGTCGAGTTGCGGCCAACTGTTGATCAGCGAGGTCGGCTCGGCCAGCATGCCGGACTTTCGCGAGCTGTCGAGAACTTTTGCCTTCAGCGGGTGAAAGACGCACTCGATCAGCGCGACGCTGAGCGCACCTACGGCGTACCCGCCGAGGCGCTGACGACGGTGCCGTGGTCGGCGCCCGCAATGGAGCGAGCCTGGCGCGTTGCCCACCCGGCCCGGTATCCGTGGTTTATGGCGGCCGACATGTCCTCGCGGATTCCCAAAGAGGCGTGCCGAGTCAGAGCTGCTGGCTTGAAGAACTGGGCCGAGTCCCGTAGCGGCAAACGCAAGGGCCGCAGAGTCGGTTTCCCGGCATGGCGGAAGCGCAAAGATGGTTCTCGCTTCAGCTATGACGGCCACCAGGCGCATCCGGATGGACCTCGCGTAGTGCACCTTCCGAAGATCGGCAAGGTCCACACGCTCGAAGACATGTCCTGGCTGCTCGAACGCATTAGCGATGGCCGTGCGCGGGTCATTGGTACAACCATCAAAGAGCGGGCCGGACGCTGGTGGGTGTCGTTCCAACTCGACATCGACCGCACCGATGTTAACGCGCGTCACGCCGTGACGCCTGATCGGCCAGCGTGCGGTATTGATCTCGGCGTGAAGACGTTCGCGGTCGTATCCGACGACAACGGCGGCATCACCGAGATCAACGCGCCGCGTGCACTGAAGGCGGCGCAGCGCAAGCTCCGCAAGGCAAACAAGGCGCTGGCCCGCACGCGGCGGGGATCGGCGAACCGGGCGAATGCCGTCCGAGTCGTCGCCCAGGTTCACCTGACCGTTGCGAACCGTCGCAACGACTTCCTGCACAAGACGACCACGATGCTCGCGAGAACCAAGCGGGCAATCGCGGTCGAAGATCTGAACGTCGCTGGCATGGTCAAGAACCGGCGGCTCGCACGCGCCATCTCCGATGCGGGATTCGGCGAGTTCATCCGCCAACTGGAATACAAGGCGGCCTGGTACGGATCGAAGGTGTGGGCGGCGGACCGCTGGTACCCGAGCAGTAAAACGTGCTCGTCCTGCGGAGCGGTCCACTCCGGGCTGACGTTGTCCGATCGGATCTGGCTGTGCGCCTGTGGCGTAGAGCACGACCGGGACATCAACGCGGCCCGGAACCTGCTCGCACAGATGACTCTCGCAACGACCTAGCAGCACGTCGCCCGGCGGGTCTCGGGAGACGGTAAACGCCCGTGGAGGCGACGTAAGACCTCGGCTTGCCGGGGCGGATGCCAATGAAGCAGGAAAGAGAATCACTATGATTCTCCGAGCAGGGATGCCGGCCGTTTCGCTTTTCACGTGTTGGTGCCGTCGTCGTCAGGCCAGCCGCCGAGCAGCCGGTAGCGGTCCGGGTAGGCACGGGCTGCCGCTTGACGGAGGATCCGGTGCTGGATGCGATGGATGTCGGCGGCGAGTTCCGCCCGGTCCTGCCGCGCGCCCGCTCCTTCCGTGATGATCTCGTTTCGGATCACGTTCCGGAGTTCGACGGTAAGATCCATCGCCCGATGCTCTGCGGGAGTTAAAGGCTCAGCCGGGCCGGATGCCGAATCGTCGACTAGCGACCACGGCGGCACATCGAAGATCACGCCGAGCGCGATCATTTCGTCGACGGTGACGGACTGGCGACGGCCGCCCTCGAAATTGGCCACGACCGAACGGTCCCAGGCGCAACCGGCTTCGGTCATGCGTGCCCCGAGATCTGGTTGCGACCATTCACGGGCGCGGCGGAGAGTGCGTATACGTCTGGCAAGCCCCGGTGTCGTCGTCATGCCGTGTCGCCCACTCTCGGAATCATCGGCAACGTGGCCATCGGCTTGAGCAACTCGGCCGGTTCGATGCCGAAGACGTTGGCGAATGCAACCAGATCGTCGGCGTCAACTCGACGCCCTAGGTTCTCGATGCGATGGATAGCCATTCGCTCAAGTGGCCTGCCGGCGGCAGTCAGTCGCGCGGTCAACTCCTTCTTGGTCATCCGGTTGACATCGCGAATCGCCGCAATATTCGCGGCCACCGCGCGTCCGGCCGCCTCGATGGTGATCCTCTTTTCGGTCTCCATCAGCCTCTCCCGATCATGAGCGTGATACCGAATAGGTTGATCTCGATCGCGTCGGCGGCGAAGTTTCGGCGGGCGCCGATCCACCATTCGCCGCGACGCAGCCCGAAGACCCACGTGTAGCCCCACCGGTGCCTCTGCCAGCGCATGATTCGTGGCTTCACAGCACGAACTGCCCGTCGAACGGTTCGCTCCGACTCGACTGGACGACTCCAGGCTCGGCAACTTCACCGTCGATGATGCGGTGGCCGTCGCGATATCGCGGTCGGTCGACCTCCTGCCAGATGGCGACGAACGGGAGCATCGAGTCGATCGTGACCGGCAGCTCCGGCTGCGGGAATACGACGCCCTGCTCGTACTGCCGACGAGCTTCGTCGGCGCTGAACTGTGATCCAGTGCGGGATGCTCGCCGAGGCCCGATGGAGAATGTGCCCCCGACGAGGTGGTCGGTCAGATCGACCGCCCGGCTGTGATCGAGCGTGCGCCCGTCGTCGAGGTAGGGAGTCCAGGTCGCGTGCTGCCCGGTCATTGACTCTCCTTCAGGCATATTGGCCGATCCCGGCCGGTTCCGTTGTCGCGGCTCGTTCGGTCCACATGTAGTCGCAGCGCCCACAGTTGCGTTGCAGCGCAGGCCCGATGTCGGCGTAGTGGACGCATCGCGTGCTCGCGCCGGCGTGACCGCACTGTAGGCAGGCGACCATCGGCCCGGTGTACGGCGGTGCGATCAGGACTGGTTTCACTCGGGCGCGGCTTGCCCTGGCTCGCGTGCTGCCGCGCCGTCTTCAATGCGAGCCAGGTAGCGCGCATACGCGGCCACGTTCCGGCCGAGCGGACGACGCAGACCGTGCTCCCACCGGTGGACCGTGCTTGCGGCGACCCGCAGCCGCCGCCCGGCTTCCTCGCAGGAATGGCCGGCCACCTCGCGTAGCTCGGTGGCCTTGCCCGTATCGACTAGACCCGCGATATATGCCGCGCGGCCAGCGTTCGTTTGCTGGCGTGGCGTGGGCTCAGGCGTTGTCGACATTGGCCACCCCCAGCCGTGAAGCTGGTACGCCGAGATAGTCGGCGAGCGCGACGGTAGCCCTGATGCGATCAGCCAGGACCGCACCGACATCTTGTGTGATGCCGACCTCACACCCCTGGTCGACCAGCTCCGACCACTGCGCCTTGTGGTGTTCGGCAATCGCATCCCGGACGGCTTCGACGCCGGCGAACAGCGCCGGGTCGTGCTGGCTGCCGATCCAACGCCACTCCGTACCGGTGCGGCGCGAAGCCTCCGCCTCGAACGCGTCGAGGAACACGCGGGCAAGGTCAACTGGTCGTATCTCGCCCATCAAGCACCCCTTCGGAGTTCGACTGGCAGCGCATTCAAATCGCGGTGTTGGGCCGGTGACGATGTGAGACTTTCCGCAGGTCCACGAGTTTTGGCTTTATCGAAGATCACCAATCCCAGCCGTCGCAATTCCCCGGCAACGGTCTCGACGACAACGCCCTTCTCTTGCTCAACGAGTTTCACGCCGTCAGCCCCAACTGACGTCCGGCCGCAGCCATCAACGCCGGAACCTGCTCCCACTGCTCCGGCGTCAACGCCAAACCGCCGAGAATGAACCTGACGAACGCCGCGAGCTGGCTCCCGAACTGCTCCGCCACCCGCACCTTGCGCTCCTCAATCCCCGCACCGATCGCCGCCTTACACACATCCACCAGGTGTTTACGCTCCTGCTGGTAGAGGACAAGCCAGATGTTCGGCTTCGCCTCCTTGTCGACGTTGACACCCTCGAACTCGGTCGCCTGCTGGTCGGACTCCTTCGTCACACCCCACACGAGATCCTTCGCTTCGATTGCCCGGACCTGCTCGGCAAGGAAGTCGACAGCACCGGCCGTGCGGTACACCTCCTCGAGGAGGGCGTCCCGCGGATCGACCTCACGAGACAGGCCGTAGGTGACGACTGCTTGGGCTGCGATCGCCTTCTCTGCCGCCTTGGCGTGGGACTGGGTGGCGCCACCGTGGTTCTTGCATCGACCGAATCCCAGGTGTGACGTGCCCTTACCTGCGGGATTGCGGCACAGGAAGCCTTCGCCCTTGTCGCCGTTGCACTTGCCGTCCATCGGCTTCTTTGCTTCTTCTGGCCCGAATTCAACCTCTTGCTTGGTCGGTCGCCGGACTCGGGCCTTCCGGATCTCGTCGTCGGTCACTCGCCACCACCCTGCGCCGATTCGTCCTTGATGACCATGAATGTGCGTCCGCAGTCGTCGTTCGGGCAGCGGACGATGTCGCTCCAGGCGTGCCGGCTCGGAGGCATCTCGCGCATCGTCACACCGTCGGGGATGTCGCACTGCTGCGCGCAGTCGATGTGACGTAGCTCCTTGCCGGCCGGTGACGATGTGAGACTTTCGGCAGGTCGCGGCGTTTCCGCTTCATCGAAGATCACCGTTGTCGACGACCGTTCGGCATCCCATGCTTCGACCACATTCCGTACGTACGTGATCCCGATGGCCTGGGGAAGGGTCAACAACTCGTGCTCCGGGTCGTTGTCAATGGCGTCGAGGTACATCCGCCCGACCGGCAACAGGACACCGAGCTCGTCACGGGCGTTCTCGGCCTTCGCGAGCAGGTCGACCAGCCCTTCCAGCTTGCCGGCGGCTTCGCACAGAAGGTCCAGCGTGGCGTCGCTGAGTTCTGTTTGCCGTCGAAGGTCGGCGGCAATGTCGTACGCCAAGCGCTCAGCCATGGTCACACTCCCTGCTTCGATTGATGCGGGTCGTCCCACCACGCCAAGCTCGCGCGCGTCAGCAACTCGTCGTCCGGGTCGGCGGACTTCATCGACCGGTCGTAGCGCAGCACTGCAGCGACTGCAGCCTCTCGCGCTTCGGTGGTCATCTTCGAGGTCGTCCACCGCCATTTGCCGCTGTCGAGCCAGACGGTGTGCATGGCTTCGTCGAGAGCGGCTTGCCCGGCTCTGGCTTCTTCGAGAGCAGCCACGACAGCCGGAAGCCACGTGCGGGCGCCGACAATGAACGCGGCGTCAGCAGGGAGCGGCCAGTATTCGGCGTAGTTCGTGCCCGACTTTGGCGCCTTCAAGATCTGGTGGTTGATGATCTGCTCCGGGATGATGCCGCCCTGGGCTGGGATCACACCGCCAACGCCGTGGAGACGCCACATCAGGTCGTCTTCGTCGAACCACCACGGGCCATCGGTAGCAGCCTCGATGGCGACTCGGATTGCTTCGATATCCAAGGCTTCGGTCATGACTCGCTCTCTTCGATCGGAATCACCAAGGCGCCCGTGAGGGGACAGCGCCGCTCCTGGATGCCATGGGGCTCGTATCTGCAGTCGGACGTGATCACGGCAACCTGCTCGCAGAGCGGGCATTTCACCCGGTTGCCGTTCCGCGCCGCGAACTCTTTGGCCAGTCGGAGGCGTTCGGGTCGCGCTGCCTCGACCTGATAGTCGGAGATCTGCGCTCGGAGACGTAGCACCTCGTCGGCAAGTTTCGGAATGCACTCCAAAGCCGTCGCCAACACCAGGTCGCTGTCCCGCCACGGCTCGGCCGGGATGTGCATCGTCCACTTTCGGGTGCCGTCCGCGAGTCCTTCTACCTCGACGATCGCGACGGTGTACCTGTCGATCGCAGCGAAGATGTCGACCGACACGCTGCCGTCTTCGTCTTTGATCTCGATGCTGCGGGCTCGGATGGCTTCGAGGTCGAGACTCACCCGAGGTACGCCGGCAGAAGTGTCGAAGGCGTGCTCAGGCTGCGGGCGGCGCGACGTGGCGATCTCCACCGGCACCGGGCTAGACATCGGCCGCTGCCTCGACGACGTGAGCCAACGCCAGCAGATCGACGTCAACCCACCGTGGTGCCGTCTGCGCGAGTATCCGCAGCAGGCGGCCGACAAGCAGCGCAACGCCGGGTGTCGGATCGCCCGGCCGCAGGATGAAACCGCCGTCTTCCTCGTTGCTGACGACCTCCAGCGGGCGATCCGTGATTCCGGCCAGTGCACGGACCAGTGCCTTCGCGTCGATCTCGCCCTGCGATCCGACGCGCAGGTCGATCCAGCGGTATGGGCCGTCCGGGAGACGGACGATCAGCGGGTCGACCGCGAGCATGTCCATGTCGTCGCTCATTCGGGCACAACCTTCCCGTACTCCAGCCGCGAGCGGATGCCCTGCGGGTCGACGATGTAGACCTTCGGCTGGCACCGGTGATCGGTTGCCACGGCCATGGCGTCAGGTGCGTCGAGGATCGGCTCGTCGTCGTCCTCTGTCGACACCCAGTCGCAGGTGGAGCAGCCGACCGTCCAGACTTCGCCGGCGTCGACCGGTGTCGCGGTGCCGGAGCAGATCGGGCAGATGACGTCGTCGAGGTCCTTGCCGGTCACCGACTTGCCCTGGAACGTCCGCCAGCCCTCGGCCCGTGCGACGTCCCGGCTCGAATAGGTACGGCGGTTGCAGTGCTTACAGGCGAGTGGCTTCACCACCGGCACCGGAATGACGGTGGGTACGTGGATCGCCTCCTCGGCGGGCGCGGTCAAGACGCACGCTCACACGACGTCGAGGTGATCTTCACGAGGTGCCAGACGAGCGGGCCGACCAGCGCGGAGCCGACGTGGCTGATCTCGCCGTCGACATCGATCGGGTGGCCGGTGCCGAACACGCGCAGCGTCACGCTCTCCTCGGGCTGACCAGGGTTGTTGTACGCCCAGAACTCGACGACATCCGGACGGCGCGACGCCACATGGACGATCGGGCCGGACAACTCGAACTCATGGCACCGGTCATCCACCGGTACCTCGTAGCGGTAGACGGAACTCGGCTGCTCAAGCATCGGTTGTTCTCCTTCGTTGAGATCTGGTTCGGGCCGTACTGCTTGCGGCGAAGACGGCGGCTTACTGCTCACGCCACACCGCCCAGCTCGAGGACGCCCTGGCTCAACCGCACCGCGGCCTTCTCGCACGTCTCTTCGTCGGCTTCGACCAGCACGGCCCGGCGTCCGAGGATCTTCGCCGCGACGCCGGTCGTACAGGCGCCGGCGAAACAGTCGAGGACGAGACCACCCGGCGGCACGCACTCTCTGACAAGCGGCAGCACCGTGGCCAGCGGTTTCTCGTCCTGGTGGCGCTTCTCAAACCGCACCGACGGTGCTTCGACGACACTCCGGCGAAGACGCATACCGTCATCCGTCCAAGCGCTCAGGCGGCCTTCGCGGCGGTGCTCTGCAGCGGGAGCCAGACGGCGGACATAGCCCTTGTCCGGGCCGTCGACCGGTTCCCGCTCCCACTCGTGGTGAAGATCCGACCAGCGACCGCGGTACCAGTGGACCGCCCACTCGTGAACCTTCGACAGCCGGTCACGGGAGCCGGGACCGGTGCCGTTGCGCTTGATCCACAGTTGTTCCTGCGCGTACTTCCAGCCCTCGAAGTCCTGGGCGTGCTCCAAGAACATGCGGGTCGAGCCGAAACACCACAGCGACGCCGACGACGGCAGCACCGAGCCGACGACAGCAGGCCAGCCGTCAACCCAGCGATCCCACGAAGCGCTGGTCTCGCCATACGGCGGGTCGAGAACGGCGGCATCAGGCGTGACGTCGAGTCGCGGCAGGACTTCGCGCATGTCGCCGAGGAGGAGACGGACGCTCTCGTCCTCGTAGAACGGCTCGACGCTCACTCGCCGTCTCCTTGCTTGGAAGGAACACCGACAACGGAGCGGGCGGCCATCAGTTCGCCGCCCTTCGCCAGTCGCGACCGTCGAGGATGATCCGCGTGCACGTCTCGGCTAGCCGGCCGGAGATGCGATCTCCGAGCGCGGACCGGAGTTCGGTCACGGTCAGGTTGGTCGTGCAGATCGTCGGCCGCATCGACTCGTACCGGCCGTTGATCAGGCGATACGTGATTTCCTCAACCCACTCGGAGTTCTTCGCGACGCCGATGTCGTCGAGCAGCAGCAGATCGGCGGTGCGGAAGCGGTCCATCTCGGCCTCGCTGTCGACGCCCGGTCGCGGCCGGAGGGCGGCGGCGAAGTCCGGGAAGGTGCTCGCCACCCACGTGGTCACCGGGTGGATGTAGAGCGCGGCCCGCATCGCCGCGTACGCCTGGTGGGTCTTGCCGGTGCCGGGATTGCCGAAGAACAGCAGCGACGGCGAGCGGCGTGTGGTCTCGGTGAGTTGCTCAAGCCAGGCGAGGACTTCCGGCACGTCCGGTACGGCGTCGATGAACCGCATCGGGAAGATCGCGTCACAGCGGTCCATGGCGATGAGCCGGGCGTGGCCGTGGCGCGCGTCGGGACCGGCTTCCTGCCGGTCGATCGCGCACTCGGAGCAGGCCATGGCGTTGCGTTCGCCGTGCTTCGGACAGACGGCCAGTTCGCGAAGCTGCCGTGCTTCGGCGACGGCCGCAGTGATCGCGGCGGCGGCACGGTTGGCCATCAGAGTTCCCCATCGTTGAAGTTGCGTTTCGGGTCGGCCTGGAACGACTGGTGACCGGTTGGAGACCGCGCGCCGTTGGATTTCGAGATGTCGTCGTTCCAGTGCTCGCCGTTGAGCCAGGTCGTGGGCAGCAGAATGTGCTCTCGATCGCGCCCCTTGACGTACTCGCGGTAGGCGAAGGCATCGGCAACGAGTTGCCCGGCGGGCCGCTTCTTGAGGGCTTTGGCGTAGGCGGCGCGAGCATCAAGTCGGCCCTGCTTGCGCGGGTATGCCTGGTCGTAGAACTCGGCGAATCGCTCTGGCTCTTCGTCCGCTGCGGATGCGCGCTGCTTCTTCGGCGGCGGCTCCGCAACCGTCTCCAGTTCGAACAGCGAAGCGTTCGAACTAGGTAGTTCTTTAAGTTCTTCTAGGTACGGGTCGGGTCGGGTCGGGGGGACCGTTACTGACGGTGTGACTAACGCGTTAGTCACACCGTTACTGTTACCGTTACTACCGTCGTTACTAGATCCGTCAGACTCGGCTTGACGTGCGGCTTCGCGTTTCGCCTTCGCCTTGTCGCGGAAACGCTTCTGCCGAGCGGCGTTGGCCGCGCGATCGGCGAGCACGTCTTCCTTCGACGGCTGATAGTCGTCCCAGTCGTGAAAGAGCCATCCGTCGTCACCGTCACGCGTTACGCGTTCAAACAGTCCGACAGCCTCAAGCCGCTTCGCCATGTCGCAGCCGAGACCGGGCGCCATGTACTCCAGATCGTCGTCGGAGATGAAGCCCTCGGTCAGCTCATCGGCGGACCAGGATCCGAGGTGCGTCCAGAGTCCGAGTGCCGCCCAACCTTCGATCGACCGGCCGAGCCGGATCCGCTTACGGCTCTTGTGGAGGCCGTCGTCGACCTTGAACCAAGGCATCGGTTCGCCGCCGCCCTTCTATGTGGTGATGCGTGTGAAATTCAGACGATTTGCGTGGAGACGAAGCGGGAGTACGTGAGCTGCGAGGCGAACGTGAGCGTGTCCGTCTCGCCTTCGCGGTTCTTGGCGACGATGTAGTCGATCTCGCCGGCGCGCGGGCATTCCTTGTCGTAGTAGTCGGGGCGGTGCAGCAGGATCACGACGTCGGCGTCCTGCTCGATCGAGCCGGATTCACGCAGGTCGGCCAGCTGTGGCCGCTTCTCGGTGCGCATCTCCGGCCCGCGGTTGAGTTGGGCGGCGGCGACGATCGGGACGTTCAGGTCCTTGGCTAGCACCTTGAGTCCGCGCGAGATCTTGGCAATCTCCTGCTCCCGGTTCGAGCCGGAGTCGCCGGTGCCCTGCATCAACTGGAGGTAGTCGACGACGACCAGGCCGAGCGGCTGCTTCTGCGCGAGTCGACGTGTGGTCGCCGCAATGTCCGTGATCCGGATCTCCGGCCGCTGGTCGATGTAGAGGGCAGCTTCGGCTATCTCGGCGGACGACTTCGTGATTCGAGTCCAGTCGAGTTCGTCGAGGTGGTTGCCGCCCGCCTTGAGCTTGCGTAGCGCTGTCTTCGTCTCGGCCGCGAGCATCCGCTGCACGAGCGCCTTGCGGCTCATCTCCAGCGAGAAGAACTGGACGGCAAGTCCCTGGCGCAGTGCGACCGAGCGCGTGATGTCGACCAGCGAGATGCTCTTGCCCATGCCCGGACGTCCCGCGATGACCCAGACTGCGCCGGGCTGGAGGCCGTACGTCAACTCGTCGAGGTCGGGCAGGCCGGTGGAGAGGCCGTATTGCTGACCGCCTTCGAGCGCGGCGAGGATCTCCTCCATGTAGCTGCCGACCGGCAGGTTGTCGACTCCCGTCGTGTCGCCCACGGACTCCTGCATGATCTGCATCGCCCGGTCGGCGATCGGGATGTCGGGGTCGAGGTGGTCGTTCTCGGCGACCATCACGACCCGCATCGCACCTTCGATGGCGCGGCGTCGGTCGCCTTTGTCGCGGACGATTCGGGCGTAGTAGGTGCCGTTCGCGGCGGTCGGTACGGCTTCGAGGAGTTCGGCGATGTAGTCGCCGCCGACCGTCTTGGCGTCGCCGGTCTTCATCAGCCGGTTGAACAGCGTCACGCCGTCAACGGGCGTGCCGTCCGTGTAGAGCGCGAGGATGGCCTTGAAGACGGTCAGGTGGCGGGGGTTGTAGAAGTCGCGGGCCGAGATGATGTCGCACACGTCGCCGATCACGTCACGGGACAGGATCATGCTGCCGAGCACCGCGCGCTCGGCCTGCTGGTCGTTGGGCGCGCTGTTGCGGAAGGTGTCAGGCGGCGACTCGGCAATGGTCATGTGCGGTCACCGCGCCAGAAAGCCCAGCTACACATCCACTCGTAGCCGCACGTGCGGTGCCGGTAGATCGCTTCCACGCCCTTGTCGAGTTCGATCAGGACGACGGGTTCGAGCACCACGGGCGAGAAGATGCAGCGCGGACAGGAGTCGGTGTACGGCGGCGCGGTCAGCATGTCGTCGCGGCTGATCTCGGCCGAGAAGGCGGTGATCACGCGGCGACTCCGACCAGGCCGACGTGCTCGCCGAGGAGAATCGCGCGTCGCTGCTCGATGACTTCGTCATGCTCGACCGCCACAGTGCGAACCCAGGCGACCAAGTGCGCGAACGGGCGGTCGAGCGGCACGGCGGCGGCGAGGACAAACAGCAGCGCCCATCGGTCGGCTGACGTCGGCGCCACCGCTTCGAGCCAGCGGCCGACGGCGGCCGGGTCGTCATCGCGTACGCGTGCGGACAGTTGGGCAGCAATGTTGGCCAGCTCGTCAAGTCGTTCATCGGTAGCCATCGCTACCTCCTTAGTTGTTCAAAGCTAAGATCGACCGTACCATAAAGCTTAGGAATTCCACCCGCCCCGCCTAAGGACTAATCCAATGACCGCCACGACCTTCGGGAATCCGATCGAAACGCTGTACAGTCCGGACATGGCTAAGACGGAGATGCTGGGGGTTGAAGACACCCGCAAGGCGTTCTCGGCCCGCATCATCGCGGCCGACAGCGACGAGATCCACACTGTCGTCACGCTGCACGGGCAGCCCGCCGCCGTCTTGGTGGACGTGTCCTGGTACGCCAGGGCTCGCGAAGCACTCGGTGAACCCACCGATATTCGGCGCGGCCCGAAGCCACTCAAGAAGCCCGAGGCCGAGTAGCGAAGTCACGCGGCACGCGCCAGTTCGAGGCGTGCCGCTTCACGGTCCGCGGCTGTCTCGAGGTGTCCGAACGGCATGCGACCCTCGACGACCAGGAGCACGTTGACGTAGTCGGGTTCGTCCGGATCGACCGCGACGTACTGCGGCCGGACCAGTTCGGGCGGCAGGACGTCCGCTCCGGTATCCCGTGGACGGTTTGCCCACAGCGCCGACGAGCGCTTCCGGTCGCGGACGAGTTTGAGCTCGCGCGCGAGTAAGGCGTCGTGGCAGCGGCAGCCGACCGTCCATGCCTTATAGCTGCCGTGTTTCGGCGCTGCGCAGGTGGTTGTCTGCCCGTTCACGCTGCCACCCGCCGAACATCCGCAAGCACAGGCTGACGGCACCCACCACACGTAACGACTGGTGGCTGCTTAGCTGCCGGTCGGACTGCCGTAACCCGTGCGCCTCGTGACGTCTTGACCGCCTCCCACACCACGCCTGCGGCTACAGCGTCGACAGGCATGAACTCCTGGACTCGGCTCAGGCAGACGGCCTGCAGGGTGCAGTGGACGCGGCAGACGTGGACGGCGAACGCCCGCTGGTCGACGTGCCAGAACGCCTCCGGGAACGCCTCGCACGGCCTCGGCCGGCGTCCGGGAGAAACACTCGGCACGATCGGTTTCGGCGGCTCCGGCGGCGGTGTAGGTGCGCCGTTCGCCTCAGCGCGCCGCTGCCGGGCTTCCTCGTTGCGGCGCCGGTTGGCTTCGATCGCCTCGTCGCACCGGCACTGGTAGGAGTAGGCGTGACGGGTGCCGTGGAGTGGCGCGACACAGTCCGGGTTTGTCGGTGGCTTCCGTGGACGTCCGGTCACGATCGGCTCGGTGGTGGTGTCCACGGTCAGACCTCCGCCATGATCCGGCCGTAGCCTTCGGTGGCCCGGTCGATCGCTGTATTCGCGGCGTCGAGGACTTCGCGGCCCGCTCCGGTCAGGCTGTACGTGTGAACGCCCGCCGGCAGATAGGCGTACCCGGCGTCGATCTCGTCGGCGAGCTGCTTCCCGACCTTGATCCCGTGGGCTGATCCGGGTCGCCGGTACCAGTTCTGGCCGCCCGGATGCTGGGTGACGCACCCGGCTTTGAGGTGGGTGAGGAAGCGTCGGCGGCTGTTGCTGATCTCCAAGGGAAGCCTCCTCGAGGTTGCGGTGGTGCGGGACGGCACGGGGCAAACGGCTGAGTGTTCTGGACGTCCGTGCCGTCCCTCGTCGGACGCCGGGGAATCGAACCCCGGAAACCGGACCGCCGCCGGGTTCTCACACCCGAGCAGTCCCGTCCGTCCACCCGCTGCCAGCCCCACCCCCAGATGGCGAGGACAGCGGGAAGATTCAGTGCTACTGCCGCGCCTTCTCGACAAAGTTGACGAGGTCGCGGACCTTCTCGAACCCGGATGCGGACTCGTCCGGGATGCGGATGCCGAACTTCTCCTCGGCCGCGACAACCACCTCGACCAGCGACAGCGAGTCAACGTCGAGGTCGTACCAGTCGCGGCCCTCGGTGATGTCCTCGCGCTTGGCTCCCGAGATCCCGTTGTCGATGAGGATTTCGGCGATGCCGGAGAGGATGTCCGAGCGGGTAGAGACGGCCATGTCGTGCCTTTCAGATTTGGAGTGGTGGGCTAGTAGCCGCGAGCCGACTTGACGATCGACGCTGCAATGAACGCGACGGTGAGCCAGAAGAACAGCCAGCCGATCGCGCCGTAGTTGGTGGGCAACGGCGGGCCGATCGGCGTCGGCCGCTCCGGAGGTTCGATCCGGCGGGCCGCCATCAGGCACCGTCCTTCGGCAGCAGGTGTGTCCACGTCCGGTTGTGGACGACGTGGCTGACCGCGTTCTCGCCGACAACCTTGATCCGGCGGGTGATCGCTGCGACGCCCAGACCCTCGGCCCACCAGGCGCGGATCTGCAGCACCTGCTCCTCGGTGAGGACCGCCGAAGGGTTGTGGACGCCCGCGAACTTCACGACAGGTCCCGGGTCACGAAGACGGAGATGATCGCGTCGATGTGCGCAACCTGCCGGGAGCCGTTGACCACCGCCGCGGAGACGACGTCGTGACACGCCACGCCGACGGCCTCCCAACCGTCGCGGTGGAGTTCGCGGGCTACGGCTTCCGCCATGAGCTCGGATCCGCAGCCGTAGCTGTATACGGTGATCGTGCTGTTCACGAGTGTGAGTACCTTTCTTCGGCGGCGATCATGAAGACCACCCGCAGGTCTGGGCTCGGACTGGGGATGGCGTACTGAATGGCAACCGGTGCCAGGAGTGCAGATCCACGCCACTCGACGTAGCGGGTGATGCACGGGTCGCACCACGTCAAGCCTTCGGGCGGGTCGAACGGCATCGGGTCGAAGATCTGCGTCGTCGAGTTGGTGACGTCCCAGCCGTGAATGCCGCACAAGCCCTGTCGACCTGGAAAGGTGCCGTCTTCCCGCATGACGTGGAACCGCTTCACCTGGCCAGCGCGGGTCGTGGTGTCGGCGTAGCCGCGGTAGAAGGCGCGCGTCATGCGGCCGATCCCATCGATGCGAGCAGTTCGATCAGGTCGCGCGGCTCACGTTCTGGTGGCACCGATGGAAGGCCGAAGACCGCGGTCATCTCAGCGAACGTGTCCCGGTCGTACCAGCAGGCGGTGCAGAGCCACACGACCTCGGGATGCCAGTCGCAGACGCGGCCGGATTGGACGGCAGGGCACTCGTGACAGGTCAGGGTGACCGTGCCGGCCGGGACGCGTCCGCAGGTCACGGTGTGGATGTCCGGGGTGTCGGTCAGCATGACGTGCTCGTCGCAGTCGCCGCCCGGATCCACGTCCCGGTCGTCCAGGTACGACAGCATCCGCTTGGGGTGCGCGAGTTGCGCCTGCTGGTGCCGGTGGGAGAGCTGGCTCATCTTCATGCGGCGACCGCCTGGTATGCGAGCAGGTCGAACAGGTCGGTTGCATACAGCGATCCGAGATAGTCGCGGACCGGCCCGACCCATGGCGTGTTCGTGGCGACGCCGAGAACGACAGCGGCGATCACCGGGTTGACGACGTCGGCGATCTGCAGGAACTGCTTGCTGCGGCTGCCCTGCCACGGATAGTCGACGGGGAATCCGTTGAGCAGTCCTGCTTCGGCCGGGGTCAACTCGCGGACTCGTCCGTCCGGCGTGGCAAGTTTCCATGAGCGGGTCGAGCCGGTGAGGCACCACGACGGACCGTCGGCCGAGAAGTAGTTGCCGCCGGACGTCTTCCTCTCGCCGCGGGTGTTGACGCGCGTACCGGCCGGCAGGTCGAGGACCGACGCCATCGTGTGCCGTGGCAGTTCGGCGCCGTTCCATCCGGCGTCGTGCACGGTGACCCGTGAAGGGCCGTAGCGGCGGCCGTAGACGAACGTCCGGACCCGCTTCGACGGCAGGCCGAAATCGGTCGCCGAGATCGTGCAGACGTCGACCCACTCCCAGCCCGCGGAGTACGCCTCGGCGGTAATGTCCTCCCAGATCGGGGCGACGGCGGGCACCTGCTCGCAGACGAACCATTCGAGATCCGGTGCGGTCAGAATCCAGCGCGCGGCTTCGAGCACGAGCTGCGACCGCGGATCGGCGGTGCGGTGGGGCAGCTCGTTCCAATCGCATCCGCAGCCCATGCCGAAGCACGTGATCGCGTCGAGGATCTCCTGCATGTCGCCGCGGCCGAGACGTAGACCGCCGTCGGAGAATCCGGGGCACGGCGGCGTGATCGCGGCACCGATCACGCCGCGATGCCGGGCCGGAGCCACGTCGCGGATGTCGTGCTGCACGCGCACGAAACCCGCCGCGCGAGCTGTCGCGCACGCATCCTCGTCCAGTTCGACGCCGACCATGCCGGGCAGGCCGAGGATCCGGGCGCCCATAGCCATACCGCCGGGACCAGCACAAATATCAACAACAGAGCCAGCACCCGCAACGACGCGGCGAGTCGGGACGGTTGCTCCGGCGGTCTTCACGGTCCACCGCCGAGGTCCGTGATCGTCAAGACGACCTCGCCGGTACCGGGTCGAGCGTTACGCGCCCGCGCGGGAACGCCGCCGTCTCGATCGACAGCGATCCGTACTGGACGTGCCGGAACGAGTCGTCGATGACGAGGCCGTAGCCGACCGCAGATCCACGCTTCGGGCCGATGGCGCCGTCAACAACGGCTTTGATCGTCTCTGCCATGTTCATGACCGTGTCGACGGGAGGCTTCGCCCACCGGAACGCGATATCGAGCCGGACCAGCATCAGACCGGTCGGGAGCTTCGGCCGCACGGCGCAGGCGGCCTGATATGCGGTCTCGCGCCAAGCTTTGACCCGTCGGCCTTGCGCCTGCGGGTGGCCGCTGCGGTTGTTACTCGTGATCCAGTCCCCGTTGGACGGCACGACGATCGTCCATGTCCGGTCTGTCTGGGTGGTGGCTGTAGAGCCACCACCCGAAACCTCGACGGCAGTCACGACTCACGCGTCCACGGTTTACCGGTCAACGCGATCGTCTGACCCAACCGGCCCGCACCCGCCCCGAGCCGGACGATCCAGCCCCGGGATTCGAGGATCGTCAAATACCCCTGGACTGTCGGGAGGCTTTTGCCCAGGGATGCGGCCAGGTATTCGACGGTGGGGTTCAAGTCGTTGGTGTCGACGTAGGCGATAACCGCTTCGAGCACGCGGACGACGGGCGGTTTCAAGCCCTGGACGGTGGTGTTCACGACGCCGCCCTGCCGGTGCCGTGGCAGTGCTCGCACGGATCGCCGAGAGTCCGGCTCGTCAGCGTGATCGTCCGCGACGAACCCGGCTGCCAGCGCAGGTATCCCTTGCGCTGCAACTCCCGCAGACGGTAGGTGACCGTCGACAACTGGATCGACTGGGCGTCCATGATCTGCCGGAGTGACGGCGGATAGCCGTTGGCCTCGATGAAGGCACGGATCATGTCGAGCGTTTCGACCTGGACCGGCGTCGGCGCGGCGTCCAGCCGTCCGCGTTCGGCCCGCCGGACACCGACGATGATGTCGTGCTCAACCTGGCGGGCTACGTCCAGCTTCGGCGGGGTCACGACTCACCACCGGAGAGCAGTGCACGAACCTCGGACAGCCGGAACCTTGCATGCCCACCAGGAGTCCGGATGCAGCCGATACGGTCCTGCTTCGCCCACCGGCTGACAGTCTTCGGATCACAGCGGAAAATGGCGGCCACCTCGGCGGGTGTCAGCAGCCGTTCGGTGCCGGCGGCCAGGGCCTCGATCAGCTTGTCGTCGGTCATCGCTCGCTCACCCCCGCCGGTACGACCGTGAGCTTGCCGCCGAGGTTGGCGACCCTCTCGGCTGCGCGCTTGCGGCGCCGCTTCCACCGGTCGTCGTGATCGTCTCGGCTAACGACGTAGTTGAAGACGGAGAAGCCGATGACGACCATCTGCCACCAGGTCAGGTGTTTGTGCTCGACGAAGATCTGCACCGAGTGACCTAAGACAGCGGCAGGCAGATAGAACGGCCGGAACTCCTGGAAGATCCAGTCGGCGACGTCGTGAACGAACCCGATGCCTCGGGTCATGTAGGCGATATTCCAGCCGAGGCTGACGATCGCGGAGGCGGTTGAGATCAGGTACCAGATCGTCATCGCGGGCCACCGCTCGTGCGATACGCCTCAGTCGTCGACTTGTTCAGCGACGTGCCGGTCATCATCTGCTCGGACACCTGCTTGGCGAACCCGAACGCAGCGTCCAGGACGGCCCTGGCGGCGATTGCGTTGTTGGTCGCAGTCTCAAGTGCTGCGCGCTCGTCGAGCGTCTCCAGAACGATCCAGCCGGTCCGTTCGTCCTTCGACACCTGCCCCGAGCCGCGTCCCATGACCGGGCAGTCCTCGCGCATCCCGGCCTTGGCGATGGCGACGGTCAAGGCACCCTTCGCGGAGGTGACCGCACTGCGAGTCTTCACCACCTCGACACGGGCGGCTTCGATCATCTGCTGTGCGCGGGCCCGCTCCTTGTGCAGGTGGCGGACCTCCCGCTCGATTTGGACGGGCGTCAGCGGCTCGTAGTGCTCCTGCTCGGGCTCGGTCATCGGGTCACCTGCTCGGCGGTAGCCGGCAGCTCGGCCGTGACGGTGACCGTCAGCCGCGTCCCCGCCGGGAAGTCATCGGCGAACGCCTTGAAGCCGGGACCGGACAGATACTTCGTCCAGTGCACGTCGTCGCCTTCCGGATACCAGCCCGCTTCCCGCCGGATACCGTGCGGTCCGTGGGCGACGTAGACGATGTGAGTCGCCGGGCGGTCGCCGGTGACGTTCTCGTCCGGCGTGCTGTGCTTCGGGCACGCGTACGGGTGCTGGACGTAGTAGCGGGCCGACTCGTCCGCCTCGCGCTGGGACGCGTAGAACCACGTCTGAACGGCGGGGCACGATTCGTCCCGGCACTTCCGGCGGCTCGTTACTTCGCGGCGGGCCATCAGGCTGCCGCCTCGTCCAGAACGGGCGCTGACGTCGTGACCCGCCGGCCGCCGGGCGTCAACAGCACCCAGCGGTCGGCCTTGTCGATCAGCACCGGGAAGGCGGCCGGGTCGTCGGTCGACTTGAGCAGCCATCCGCCGAACTTGCGGGCCCACTTCGGCTTCGCGTGCACGGCACCGTGGCAGCCGGTGGTCCCAGACCCACAGAGCAAGATCAAGTTAGGCAGCGAGTTGTCGCCACCCTGAGACCTCAGCTTGCGGTGGTGAATGGAGTAGTCGACTCCACGCCGGTCACCGATACCACCGCCACAGAGCAGGCAGTAGTACATGTCCCTTTCGAGGACGGCGTCACGCGTCGCCGGGTCCGGATCGGTCGATTCCCGCTTCGTCGCTGCCTTGGCCGCCGGCCGAGCCGGGAGCTTGATGCCCCCGGCTGCGGCGAGCTTCGGTGTCCTCGGCGTGAACGTGGACGCCGGGTGGTCGATGCCCTGTGCCGCGAGCGCTTCCAGCCGCTTCTTGGAGAACTGAGCGAGCGGCTTGCGGGGTGCCGACATGCGGGCGGAACGGGTGAGGGTCATGACGCGGTCGCAGGCGGCTCGGACTGGGCGATGTAGCCCTCGAGCGCGTGACCGAGGCGGGCCAGCTCGACGTACGACAGATCCGTCAGAGGGACCTCGCGGCCGGTCTTCTCGGCGATGTACTCGGCCTTCTTCTCGTCGTCGAAGTCGGTCTGCTTGAACAGCGTCTCGACCTTGTCGATCTCGATGGCGGCCCGGCTCGGCAGGCCGTCTGAGGTGGTCTCCTCGACGACGACCGCGTCCGTGATCTCGCCGCTGCCACCTTCGGGGTCGACGACCGGACGCTTCTGCTGCGCCTGGATCTCCGCGATCGTGACGCGCGCCCGGGCAACCGGCTCGGCCTCGTCCTCGCTGTCGCGGAGTTCCTCGGCGTTGTACGGCATCGCGTGCAGAACGTCGGAGGCGACGAGACGGCAGATCTCGCCGGTTGCGCGGGCGACGAGCATCGTCTTCGGCTGCTTCTTCCACTCGGCCTTGCCGAGCAGGCCGAGACCTTCGGCACGCTTGAGATCCCACTCGATCGTCTGCCAGTCGGCGTCGGTCTCGTCGGCGCGGCGACCACGCATCACGCACTTCTCGTTCGTCGACTCGACCAACTTCACCTTGTGCCCATGGGACTGCAACAGCGCCCGCTGTGCGTGTGCCCGGAGCGCCGGGGTGCCCTGGATGACGTCGATCGAGCGGAGGGTCGCCATCGGCTTCATGCCGAGTTCCTGGCCGGCGAGGATCGCAGCGGTGATGTCGTCGGGCTTGCCACGTAGCGACAGCGGCACGAACGAGGTCTTGGCCAGCGACACGGCGATTGCCCGCGCCTGCCGGGCCTCATACGCCCACAGGACCAGTTCGGAGGTTTCGGCGCCGATCGGCACGAACTGCTGCATCGGGTCGGGCTGCTGGACTGGCGTTGACGGGATGGTGATCTGATCGATTGCGGTGCTGGTCATGACCAGTCCTCCTTGGCGTGCTGGTATGTGGCCCACTTGGGCAGGGAAATAAGTTCGATCGAGTCGGAGTAGCCGGGCCAATAGCCCGAGGCCGAGCAGTCCCGGTAGATCTCCAGTGCGCGGCGGTTGCGCTCGTGGCCGACCTGCCGCGCCTCGGCGTCCAGTTCGACGACCGTGACGAGGTACGGCGGCGTCCTCTCCTGGAAGACGAAGAGGAAGGCGGTGTCGTCGCCGCCGAGCCCGACCGCCTGGACGGCTTCCCGGTAGGTGTCGTCCTGCATGTGGTAGTCGAAGGACGCGACCGATCGGGAGATGACGTTCGGGTCGGCGGACGCAGCTGACTTGTAGTCGACGATGATCAGGCGGCCGTTCGACTGCGGATTCGGCAGCCAGTCGAGCCGGGACCGGCGCATGACGCCGAACTCCTCGTCGAACCAGAAGATGCTCTGCTCCGGCGTCCCGTTCGCCGGGTCGAAGAGGATTGAGGCGATCGGATGCCGGCGGATCATGGCCGCCATCGCCTTGACCGTCTCGTGCTCGTGGGTCAGCAGCGGGATCATGCCTGCGGCGTACGCGTCCTTCTTGGCTTCCTTCGCCGCCTTCGTCAGGTAGTTCGCCGCATCGATCTCGCGGATGTCGGCACCCTCGTTGAGCACGTACTTGTGGGCGGCGTGACCGAGGTCGTACACGCTCTTGTGCACCGGGTGGGTCTGCTCCCAGCGGAACTTGGCTGGGCATTCCAGCAGCCGCTTGGCGCCCGAAGCCGACAGTGATCCGCCGGGCACGGGGTCAAGGTGGTACGCCGACTCAGAGATGCTGTAGAGGCCAGGAGCGTCCACGATGACCGTGGCCACTGCGGGCGTCTCATGCTCGACGGCAACCTCGTCCGCCTCGATCGTCGGTGCGCTCATGCGTCCGCCCACCGCTCGAAGCAGATGTCGAGACAGCGCGGCTTCACGCAGCCGTCGACAGGATGCAGCGGCTCGTGGCAGGTCGGGCAGTTCAGCGGTTTCGGTTCGACGGCCACCTCGAGCACGGGCAGTGCCAGCATCTCGGCGAGGGTGGCGTCGGAGAGGTTGAAGAGACTCATCGGACACGCCCCCAGACGACGCGGCGTTCCATCTCGCGCTCCATGCCCTTGACCCGCTGGCCTTGCTGCTCGTCGGTGAATTCGCGCTCGTACCGGCGAAGGTCGAGGACTGCGACGCAGAGTTCGAATTCCCGGTCGTCGGTGAGCGCGAGCGGCAACGGCCTCAAGGCTGCAGACGTGTTGATGTACGCCTCTGCGATCGTCGCGTCTACGGCGAAGAGCCTGGCGGCGGCAGGGTGCCTGCGCTTGGCGGCCTTCCTGGCGGTACGTCGGCTGTCGATATAGCGGACGGTCAGCATGGCGCCGGTGGCGATGGCGACCGCACCGAAAGCGAGGCCCCAGGCGAGTAGGTGTGCGTCGAAGTTGTGCCGGAGGAAGGTCACGACGCCACCGGCTCACTGAGCGCCGGGTCGGTCGCGTAGAGGTCGGCCGGAATGTGCAGGCCGCCGGTCATCGACATGTCGAACGGGGCCACCGGGTGCAGTTGCTTGTAGAAGGGCTCGCTCATGTCGACGACCTCGGCCTTGATGGCCTCACGGGGCTCGGTTTCGGTGCGCCCGAGTTCATGCCGGCCGCTGTGGTCGCCGGTGGCGCGCCGGAGTTCGGCCTTGAGCCGCTCGCACTCCCACATCCACGCCTGCCGGACGCTGTCCATCTCGGTGGCGATCGCGTCGCACTCGTCGGCGTGCTTCCAGGCAGCGTCGGCCGAACGTTCGGCAGCGTCGGCGCGGGCGTTCGCGGCGAGGGCCTCGTCTTCGTAGAAGGCGACCGTCTTCGAGTCGCAGTGGGCCTGGTAGTACATGGCCGCGACAGCCACTGCGGCACCTGCAGCGAGAATGAAGACGAGGTAGAAGATCGCTTGAAGTACGCCCATGGTCAGGCCGCCTTTCCGGTGAAGAGTGCTGCGTTGATGTCGGTGCCGTGGTCGGCACGGGCGTCGAGGACGTCGCCGATCTGGTAGACGTTGCCGAAGTGCACGTCGTGGCTGACAAAGTCGACGAGCCGATCGCCGGCACGACGGCCGTACGTGGCCGCCTCGACCGGCTCCGGCATGGCCTGTAGGGCGGCGATGCAGTCGAGGGCCAGCGCGAGCCGGGCTTCGAGCACGACGGATGCGGCGTTCATCGGGCACCGCGGGAGACGGTGATCCGGCCGAGCGGCACCTGGCGGTCCCTGGCCTCACGGCGTCGAGTACGGCGGGCGTCGGTCCGCGTCTGGACGCAGCCGATGTAGGCGATGACAACTCCGGCCGCGTCGATCTGGTCGAGGTGATACAGCCGCTTCACCGAGACGGTGATCGTGTCGCCGGACGGGGAGACGGTGATCGCAAAGTCGGAGGCGTAGGTGCTCACGACGTCACCAGCCCGGCGTTCACTGGCGAGCGGCGCACGATCTGCTCGGCGGACAGCTGCCGGACCTTCTCGGTGTCCCGCTCTACCTCTTCCGCCGTCCGTGCCCAAGCGGGCTTCGCCGGCGTGGACGGCTGCTGCGGCTTGTAGACGCAACCGCAGGTCTCCTCGCCGCCCGCGCAGAACGGGCAGCGCCAGGCGCCGTGCTCGTCGACCAGACCGTCAGCGGTGCTCGCGAGCGTCGGCGTGATCTGGCCGACGTGGGGGTAGACCAGCTCGGTCTTGTACTTAGGGCTGTCGGGGATCGTCTTGCAGGCTGCTGTCCAAGCGAGCCGCTCGGCCATCAGGGCGGAGGTGTCGAGGGACACGGCTCCGGCGACGTCGGCCGGGACGTTCATGGCTACTACGACCCGCTCGAACGAGGTCTCGGTCTGGATGCTCATGCGGCCACGACCGAAGGGCGGGTGATCCACGGGCGGCTCGGAACACGGTCGTTGCCGTGCATCTGAACGACCCAGCCGTTCCACGTCGCCCTTGCCGAGACCAGCTTGATGTTCGGCCGGACAGTCTCAGAAACCTTGGCGTCCTTGAAGAACGGCAGCCATTCGCCCATCTCCGCCGAGTTGGCGAATGTGAGGACGATCAGGTCGGACTGGAGTTCGTTGAAGTCGAATCCGATCGGCGCGGGCAGGCGACCGAGGTTCATGGCGCCGATGAAGCTGGACATGATCTCGGTACGGGTCATGCGCTCCGGCAGGACGGTCGGGGGGTGGTTGCCGGGGTGGACGACTTCTCCACCGACTCGTAGTGCTGTTACTGTCTGGCTCATCGGAACTGGTTTCCTTCCTTAGTCGGTTCCGGTCTGGGCGCTCGGCCGTTCGTGCGGCTTGAGCGCCCTATCTACTGGTTCTCGGCGCCCTGCTCGACGTGGATTCGCCGGGCTTCCGCCCACAGGTCTTTGATGAGTTGGCGAGCGGCGAGACGCATCGCCCGCGCCTTCTGGTGGCCTAGGCGCAGCGGTTCGCCGGCCTTGGCCTTGCACTGCGGGCAGTCCTCGACGTGCAGCGTCTCGGCGTACTGGCGACGTGCGTCGTCGTAGACCACGCGGTAGGGCGAGCAGACGCACTCGTCGGCGTGCTTGATCCAGCCGTTGTCGTCGGCGATGCAGGTCTCGGCGGTCTTGCCACCGACGCCCTTGAGGCATGAGTCGATGACCAGCCAGGACCGCTTACGGGCGTCCGGGTTATGCCGGACCGTCTCGCCACGGCGACGCCTCGGTGCTGCGCCGCCGTTCGCTCCCGGCATCCAACCCGCGTACGAGATCAGCTCGGACACCATGCGCGGTCGCGACGGCTCGACTGTGCCGTCTTCCAGCACGATCTCCGGCCGGATATACGGATCACCGAGGGCGGCGAGCAGCCTGGCACCCTGCTTTTCGCCGACGCTTCGCTGCGCCGCCATCCACGGACCGAGCGGGTGCTCGCGCATCAGCTTCTGGAGAAGCTTGATCGTCTGCGCCTCGACGTCGGCGTACATCGCGACCGTGGCCGTCAACAGCTTCACGGCCGGGTCATCTTCGGTCAGCGCGTAGCCACGCTCTTCGCCATCCGCATCGGCTTCCAGTTCGGCGACGGTCGCGACTTTGCCGGACGTGATCCGCTCGTCGGCTGGTCCGCCACGGGTAAGCGTGCGCAGCCGGTTCTCGCTCGCGGTCCGCATCGCCTCGGTGTCGTCGAGGGTCTTGGCGACGAAGGCGAGTTGCCGCCCAGCAGGAAACGGGACCGGATCAGCCAGCGCGGCCACCATGGGTGCCGGATGGAAGATGGCTGGCTGAGCCGGTCCCACGCCAGCAGCGATCGGATCATTGGTGACGTGGTGATCCTGGCCGCTGACTGCTTGCCCCCCGCTCGACGCGCACGTAATTGGTGCCGCCGCGGCTTTGGTCGGGCGGGGAGTTTGGTTCACGCCCGACGTGTGTCCATTGGGGGACGTTGACCTCCTGGTCGGGCGTGAAGTTGTAGCCCCATCCGACGTGATAGATCTTGGTGTCGGACAGATCGTGGTCAGATGGGGTTGCTGATCCACGTCCAGCGCTGGACGGTTAGGGGACGCGAGGTCAATGGCTGGACGGGAAAGGAAAGCCTCGCCCGGCGCGGGAAGTTTTGGCGGCGATCCAGCCATGGCCGACCGAGGTGCTTGGGTCCCGCCCGACGGGGACGTGCTGGGTGTCGTTTCGGGTGTAGTCGGACGGGAAATCTCTGTGATAGTCATGCCGCTACCGCCTCAGGGGCGAAGAACGCGTGCAGAACATCGGCGGAAAGGTCACGGACTCGAGTGACGCCATCGGTGACCATCTGTTCGGCGAGCGCGTCCCAGTTGACGCCGTGCTCCGCCAGGATGCTCGCGTTGAAGGTGTACGACGACGCGATCGATCGGCACTGTTCGACGGTCAGGTCACCGGTACGGCCCCAGTCGAGGCCGTTGTAGGTGAACCGACCGGAGAGCGCGCGCTCCAGGCGATCGGCTGCGGTTAGTTGGTTCCGGCGGCGAGCCGAGTTCCGGGCGCCGACCTTCCGGCCAGTCGTCTCGGCCTGCACCGATGGGCGAACCGGAGAAACCCGGATCCGGCCGAGGTGGAGGCGAACCCAGTTCCGGAGCAGCGCGAACGCCACGTCCTTGAGTTGCTCGGTCGTCATGTTTTCGAGCACCTTGCCGGCGATATCGCCGGGATCGGACAGGCCGGTCTCGTCGGCGATGCGCTCAACCTCGGCCGCAAGATCGAAATCGTCGGCCGTCATGCTGCACGACCCGCTGCACTCATCGAACGATTCGAAGACTTGGCGGCTTGCGCCTTGGCGGACCGGGCCTTGATGAAGCGTTCAACCTCGGTGTCGGCAACGCGCGGGCGCGGGCGCTTGCCGGTGCCGACGTTGGTCCAGTCGAGTTCTTCCGCCCAGATCAGTTCGCGGACGGACTGGACATGAATCGCGAGGCGACAGGCCACCTCGTCGAGTTTGAGCATCTGCGTCATGACGTTGCTCCTTCCGGCCATAGCGCGTCGACAGTGGATTCGAGGGTTCGAGCGGCGGCGCGGGCCTGCGGCAGCAGCGGACTGGTCTTGCCTTTGATCCAGCGGTTGACCGTGTTCCGGTCGACCTTCATCAGGTCGGCCCGCTCCTGCTCGTTGAATGCGCCTTTGATTGCGCACAACTCGATGAACAGGTCTTTTGCCAGCGGAACGGTCGTCAGTGCTGCATTGGAATCGCGTCTTGCTCCAACCATGCAGCAAATGTAGATGCTGCATGATTGCCGCACAAGGACCGTTGACGCGTTGCACCCGTTCGGATGAATCGCAAGCAGTCGCAAGGACCGGTGCGCGGAGAGAAAACTCCAGAAGCTGCAGCGGCGCAAGAATGACGAGTTGATTTTGCAAGTTGCATCTGACCTGCGGATGCAGCATCAATGTCGCATACCGTTGTCTATGCTCGTGACATCAATGTCGCGTACAGTCGGCGTTGTGCGAACTGCTGCCAGCCCGCCGAACGACTGGGCGCGCCTCATCGACGATCTGGTCAGAAGACTCGGATCGATCAAGAAGCTTGTCGACGTCACCGGATTCGACCGCAACACCATCCGGCGCTGGCGGACGGGCGAATCGGCGAACGTCACGGCCGAAACGATCAGGATCCTCGCCGATGGCACGGGCATCGACTACGACGAAGCATCCCGTGCCGCACTCGGCGCACAGCAGCAGATGCGCGCCGATGCCGACGCGGTCGTCCGCAGAATCGAAGAGTCGGACGCATCAGACGCGACGAAGCGGGACCTCATCGACCTGGTCCGCGACAAGCGCCGCGAGTCGGAGGCTTCGATTCTGCGAGATGTCGACGTATTCCTGAGGACGCGGACGACCTAGGAACCGCCGATGCCCTGGGTGCGCAAACTTCCGTCCGGCCTATGGGCCGCGACCGTCCGTCTACCGACCGGTAAAAAGATCACGAGGAGCTTCCCGCTCAAGGGATCCGCCGACAAGTGGGCCAACTCCCAAGTCGAGGGCCTCCGCAAAGGCGACTGGATCGACCCGCGCGCCGGAGAACTGTCGATCACCGACTGGTACGAGCGATGTAGAGACTCACGCCACCTGGAGAAGGCCAGCCGGGCACGCGACGAATCCCACTGGCGCCGACACGTCGAGCCGCAGTGGGCGGACGTCCCGATCGGTGCCGTCCTAAAGACCGACGTGTCCGCATGGGTCGTACGGATGCAGCAGAAGGACAAGCTCGGTGCGGCGACGATCGAAGCGGCAGTCGGCGTCCTGCGTGGACTCCTCGAGCAGGCGGTCGACGCGAAGCTGATCCACGCGAACCCAGTCCGCGGCGTGAGCGTTCCGCGACGTGACGCCCATGTCGATCGCGTGCTCGGCCCCGATGAAGCCGATGCCCTCCTCGATGCCCTGGAGCGGCACAACCCGAAATACCCGGCTGCTCGACTCATGTGTGAGCTGATGCTCGATACAGGGATGCGATGGGAAGAGGTCGCCGCAGTCGACACTGACCACATCGAGCAGCGCCGCAAACTGATTCACGTCGGCCCGGTCATGGAACGGGACGGAACGGTCCGCCCGTATCCGAAGAGTCCGGCCGGCGAACGGCCTCTCCCGGTTGGGGATGACCTTTGGCCGCAGTTGTGGAAGCTCGTTGGGACCGCCAAGCGAGGCGGTCTGCTTTTCACGGCACCGCAGGGCGGCTCGCTGCTCTACCCGACGTGGCGGTCGCGAGTCTGGCTGCCCGCGATCCACGGCCGCGTCGAGTACATCCGACGCCAGGGCCACAAGGCGAAGGACGCGATGCCCGGCGCCGGATTGGTGGATCCACAACCGACACCGCACGATCTCCGACACACCTACGGAACCCGCCTCGCGGACGCCGGCGTGCCACCGCACGAGATGATGCGGCTGATGGGTCACGAACATCTGACATCGCTGGAGCGCTATCTGCACGCGGGCGAGGCGCGGTTCGACAACGCACGCGAGGCGATCAGGAAAGCGAAGATTCCGCGACAGGGAACGCAGTCCGGCTCATCAAAAGCTGCTGGCTCACCGGCGGCTCACGGCTAGTCGGGAAGATCCAAAAAGGGCCAGGTCAGATTGTCTCTGGCCTGGCCCTTCGCCTGTCGGGGTGGCCGGATTCGAACCGACGACCTCTTCGTCCCGAACGATGAAACGCCGGTGGTGTCTAGCTGCACCGATGCAGCAGAGCCCTGGTCAGATGTGCTGATTTGGCAAGTCGACGTAAGCCCTAACATGCCTTCGTATCAAGATCACGGCTCACCAGTGGCTCACGGGCTTGGCTGTCGCACGGAACTGGAGGGTCGACTCATCGATGTTCGCCGGCCGCGGGACTCGCACGCGTGCCGTGCTCCGGCCGAGCAGGAATGCCTTCTGGATGTCGTTCAGTCTGCGGTATTTCGGGAGCGCGCCCATCGCAACGCCGATCAACGCGATGAAGATTGCCAAAGCCGCACTGGCCATGGATAGCCGTGGTATCACAAGATCCCTCCCTGAGGGTCAGTCAGCGCGACGACGTGAGGTAGTCGGTCTGCGTGATGTGCTGACGTCTGGGCGGGCCGCCGTGCACGATGGATTGAAGATGCAACGATAGCGGACTATCTGTGTCTGGTAACAGTCCGAATGGTCATTTACGGGACACTGTCTGTCGCTTCACGTGATTCAAATAGAACGTACAGTAATATTCACGAATGCGCATACCGCAATATTCACGAATGCTCATACCGCCCGGCACCACAGAGATGCCTGAGCGATGCACAATCCATTCGGCCCACACCCCGGACGCAGCCGCCCAGGCAGATCCCGGGGTGTGGGTTCCAAAAGCGCGGACCCGTTTGCCGGGGGCCACGCGGCTTCGTGAAGATCGGGCTAACCGGTCTCACGTATGTAAAACCTGAGAATCTCGTCCGGTGACGGTCGGACGGTCAATCTCATGTAGTACTTTCGGTTGGCAGCGCCATGTCGACATCATGGCCCCTAGGCGCCCCCGATGCGGTCCGCCATACGGTGGATCTTTGGTCAGGATTGCATGCCCGGCCTGCGGATACTTGCTCGACAACGGGGTAGCCCATCCGCCAACCCTAGAACGGGTGTACGAAGAAGTCGAGGACCCGTTACCGCGCGGTAATACGCATCATCCGGTGATGAACCTGTACCGGTCACCGGGATACAACGTCGTCCCGCCGTCGATCTCGACAACGACAACCGGGACCGACGCGGCCAGCGCCAACGTCCGAACCTCAGTCGGTGTCGGCATCCGGACCGACCACGCCACACCCGCCGGCAGTCGCACCGTCTGGACCTCGTGCAGCAGCCGGACCCGTGTGTCACGGCCGGGCTCAACCACGATCAGCCCCTCGTTGCGCAGCTCGCGGGTTGCGCGCCTGACCGTGTCGCGGGCGTGCCCGTACTCCTGCATCAGCCGGTTCTCGCTGGGAAAGAGCCCGCCGGCCGGATAGGTGCCGTCGATGATGCGCGTCCGGAGAATGTCCGCCAGTTGCGCATAGACGGCGGACTCCGGACGGCGGGCGATCATGACCGGGGACTCTATGGCCCGTCGATACGTGGGACACCTGTGTACCTCTCCGTGCTAGTCGGCAAGCGGCGCCGGACTTCTGCAAGCCCGGCGCCGCCCTTCCACCGCGCCCCTACGCGGAGGTATCTAGAACGCGAACTCGCCCGCGCTGGCACCGTTCACAAACGCTGTGAACTCGTCGCCCGTGAACACGAGGACTGCGGCGTCCGGGTTCTTGCTGTCGCGCATGGCGATGTGGCCGTCGACCGGGGCGATCTCGACGCAGTTGCCGGACTCGCCGGAGTAGCTGGACTTGACCCAGGCCGCCGTGTCGGTGTCGACGGTGATGCCCTTGGTTTCGATGATCACTGCTGATCTCCTTCGGTTAGCCCGGCGACGACATGGCGCCGGGATTCGATGAGCGCGCCGAGTCGGGCTTTGGCGTCGAGGGCCATCTGCCGGATTTCGCACGGGTCCGGGTCACCGCAGATGCAGTCCGAGCCGACGTCGGCACGGCGGTGCCGTTCCAGCTCGTCGTCGATCATTGCGATACCGGCGTCGAATGGGGTCGTCACAGCACACCTGCCACGTGGACGCCGACGGCACGGAGTTTGTTGCGGGCGGCCGTGCGGTAGGCGCAGGGCCAGTAGGCGTTGCAGGCGGCGCAGTGGCGGGTGATGCCGAGGCGGCTGTGGCGGGCGTGCTGCCGCTTCAGTCCATCGACATCGAGGCCGGGCGGTGCGGTGAGCGTGGATCCGGTGTGCGGCACTGCATCCTCCGGGGGTCGGCCCGACGACGCAGCCGCGGCACGGGATCCGCTCTCCTCGTACCGCGACCGCCGTCGTGCGGGTGCGTAGACGCCTGCGGGCTTCGAAGTGAAGGCGTCGGTGCACGGGCTCGGCCGGGTGAGCTGCCGCGGCAGGCCTTGCTTACTGCCTGGGCGACACCCGGCCGGAGCCGTGCACTGAAACTAACGCCCGTCTATGACCGTCCACGGGTACAAAGTGGAGGGGTTGTTTTGTACCTCTAGGCGTGAACGCCGATCGATTCGGCGAGCTGCTCCGCGTCGCGGCGTGTTGTCGCAGGTCCGGCAGTGACGAGGCGTGCCGCCATGTCCCGTGCGGCGGGCGAGAACTCGACCGTCTCGGCGGAGATCGCATGGCCTTTCGTCAGCAGGTGCAGCGTCGCCTCAGGCGAGCCGGACATGTCGGCAGCACGGGCGAGTTCGATGTGATGCCGGGCCCGCCGGTCCGTTGACGGGATCGTCGCCGGATCCAGTGTCGCGGCCCGCCGCTGAGCGTCGTCGGTCTGGCCGAGGTCGACGGCGATCATCACGCTGTACACGTCGGCGAGCACGGATCCGACCCGCGTCCACGGGTGCACGTAGCCGGGCGGCAGGGCACGGCGGATGACTTCGTTCGCAGACTCCCAGTCGGCCCACGCCCCCTGGTCGCCGGAGCGGGCCTTGGTCAGCGCCGCGTTGAGGTGGATGTCGGCGAGCATCGCCGCGTACTCGGTCGCACCCTCTGCCACTCGCGGCTCGACCAGTCCTCGGGCTACCCGGAGTTGGTCGAGGGCCTCGTCGGCCCGGCCGCCGGCACGGAGGAGATGTGCGGCGTACCAGATGGAGGAGGCGATGGCGAGCGGGTCGTCGGCGTCCATGGCGGCCGTCATCCCGCGGTCGACGGTGAGCCAGCACAGTTCGCGGTCACCGTGCCACGCCAGATACGCCTGGGCGACGTGATACGCCTGGGCGAGCACCGAGAGAGCCTCACGCTTTTCCGTGCCCTGCAGAAGGCGTACAGAGCGTTGCGCCTCGAGGAGTAGCCCGGGGACGAGTCGGCCGGTTTCGGAGTGCTGGCGCTCCGAGGTGTGCCACGTCTGCCACGCCGAATCCAGGAGCCCTCGCAGGTATGCGGGGCTCGACGGTTCACCGGAGACTTCGATCGGCCAACTCGTCAACGCCTTGCGGACCTCCGGGATCGCTTCATGGGTCGGGCGATCCCCGAACGTGATCTTCATGGACTCGCCGAACAGTTCGGTGAGGTCACGGATGTGCAGGTACGGTGCGATCCGCTGAGCAACCCGCAAGGTCAAGCCGCGGCGGCCGTTCTCGACGAACTTGATGGTCGAGGCGGACACGTCAGACAGGGTCGCGAGTTGTTCGCGGGTGAGGCCGGCGAGTCGTCGCAAGCGTTCGACGCGGGCACCAACGGTATGGACAACGTCCACAGTCAACCTCCGACGATCAGCGGGTACAAGTTGTACCCACGGTATCGGCGAAAGGTCACCGGTGTGTGCCAACCTCGCTAGCCCGGTTCCTTCCGTGCCCACGGTGCCACGTCCTTCGGCCCCAGAAGCACGGAGCGGTGATAGACGCAGCCGGGCGACACCTCGACCATCTTCCGCTCCCAGCCGCGGCCTGAGGGCACCGAAACGCACTTACACGCGGACTTGCGGAGATAGACGTTCTCGGTTCCGAGAGTCTCCGGGTCGGCGTGGATAGGGCAGCGGCGGCCTCTCTCGGCGAGGCGCATGAGGCCGCCGGGCTGGTCTACGTGTTCCCAGCGGCAGGCACAGTCGGGGCTGATCTCGCGTGGGTTGGCGTAGATCGGTGGATCGGGTCGCATCGTACGAGCGTACGAGGCAACGTAGGGCCGGGGCCAGGAGTTCGTCATCGTGCCGGGTGAATGATTGACACGGTAGACGCTACCGTGTACCGTGTTGTTTGTAAGGCAGTGAGGGACAAACTCCAGAGCAACGGGCACGGATAAACGGTAGGTAACCACCCCTACGTGATGCCAATCCCAAGGATCGCATTCCGCTCCAGGCAAGTCGGAGGGTCACGCGAAGCGCCAGTGAGAAAACGGACTCACTGCCTCACACTCCACCCGACCAGGAGGCCAGCCATGAAGACCACGACCCCCGCCCTCTACCGCGCGTTCCGGCTCATCCCGCTGTGGGAAACAGACGAACTCGGGATCTAGGTCACCACAGACCCCGCCACCGGCGAGCGAGTTGACGTCATGGACCGTCAAGCCTATGAGGACATGAAGGACAGCTAGGCGCTGCTCCGTGCCGAGGAGGGCTACGTCCGCCACCTCGAAACTCGCGATGACGACTACTACCGCTGGTGTGACCAGATGGAATTTGCACTGGGACGGGTGCACTGATGCCGGCACCGAAGAAGGCCAACACCGCAGCCGCCACGGCTGCGGTTGTTCGGCGTGGTCACGAGACCATGGCACGCAAGCTTCGTGAGGCTGGCTGGACGGTCATACCGCCCGATGATCCAGCGGACACATCAGCGGCGACGGATAACCACGGAGCACCTTGATCCAGGTCTCGCGTCCCCACCGTCTCGGCCCAGACGTGGCGAAGGCTGAGCCTGCTACCAACAGGTTCAGCCTTCGTTGTCCGGTGTGCTCTTAGCCAGTCCTCGGCTCTCACCATCGTCGGGCTACCGGCCTTGTCCTGCGGCAGTGGACCGGACGTTCTCAAACGATACGACAACGGCCCGACATCTCTGCCGGACCGTCGTGGCCTTGTCCAGTAGGCACCAGGGCCCGCAAGGACGGTTCACCAGCCGTGCGGTTGGCTGCTCGGCATCGCAACCGCAGGATCAGGATAGCGCTGCAAGCAACTCGGCCGGAGTCACGACGCCACGCTCACGAGGATGTCCAGGAACGGATCGGCGACGCAGTTGAATGCGACGTGCGCTTGAAGCATCGCCGCACGTTCCTGCTCGTTGTTGGCGTCGTATAGCCGGACAACCTTGTGGCAGCGGCCCGCGCGCTTCGCGACCGCCGTTTGGGTCAAGCCGTGTGCCTGCCGAGCGGTCACGAGCCGGTTGACCCACGCGGCGAGGTCGATGTCGTCGCTCATGCGGACACCGCCGATGCCACAGCGGTACGCGAGCGGAGCCGGGCAGCGGCGGCCAATAGAACATCGCCGTGGCACGCCTGATCGGGCCGGCACGTGCACGCAACGTCCTTGCCGACCAGCTCCGGCAGCCGCTCCAGCAGCCGCTTCCGCCTCTCCGGGTAGCAGCGTCCCCAGTCGGGATCGTCCTCGATCCAATACCGGAAGGACCGGACCACGAACCCGCGCGCTTGCTCCTCGGTTTCGCCGTATCCGGCTTCGAGGGCTTCCGCGATGGTGAACGGATTGCCGAAGTTTGAGGTCCGATCGACGATCACCGTGTTCTCCGGACGTCGCCAACCTTTGACGCGCCGACGCTGGATCCGTTTCGGCCGCTCGGCGTCTACAGAGGAGGCGGAGAAGGTGGCGCTCACGAGGCAACCAAGAACGCATCGGCCACGCGAAGCAACTCGTCCTCGCGGCCTTCCCAGTCGCGGGCGCCGCAGTCGTAGCAGACACACCAACCGGTGAAGTGGCCGTCTCCGGCGAGGTCGAGTTCGGTGCACCAGCCGTGCTGCCGTCCGAAGCGGCACTTCTTGAGCGCGCGCGCCACGGCGGCTTCACGCTGCGACTCGGTGAGGTCGCGGGTCAGGGTCATCATGCTGCGTCTCCTTCGTCAAATAGGGAAGCCTGACCGCGCACCTCGACGGGCGGCTTCGGTAGCCGCAGCACCCTTGCTCGCTGCGCCGGGTCAGAGGTACGCCACCGCGCGATCCGGCAGTAGTCGGCGGACATGTCGTTCGAGATGCCGATCCGGCCGAGCGCCGACGCGACGAGGGCAGTAGTTCCGGTCCCGCCGAATGGGTCAAGAACGACGCCATCGGCCGGGCACCATCCCCGGATGAACCAGTCCGGCCATGCGCTCGGAAACGCTGCGTGGTGGTCAACGCCGAGATGTTCCGGCACGATCAGCGGTTCGGTCGCGACCTCACGCACCGAGCCGGGCAGTTTACCCTTGGGATTCGGCGAAACAAGGTGGTCTTTCCATCCGGTGTTGTCGGTGGCGGAGATGTGCCGCTGCGTCTTATTGCTGGTGCCGAGCTTGCGCGGTGCGTCCCGGCGTGCCGGCTCTTCCCGGATCTGATCGATGTCGGCGAAATAGCGCGGCTGCATCGTCAGGTGCACCCAGTCTTCATGCGAGCGTCGTACGCGATCCCCGACCGACTCGGGTAGACCGTTGGGCTTGTCCCAAATCACCACAGCCCGGACCGTCAGGCCCAGTTCGTCAAGGCACGCAATCCGGTATCGCTCCGGGATGAGCAGCAGCGTCTTGCGCGGGTAGCCCATCCCGGAGCGGTCAAGCGCACGGAGGCCGAAACGCCGCGCCTCCGACTTCTCATCAGTACCGGTCGACGCGCCCTTAGCGCTGTAGTACGAGTCGCCGAGGT